ATCCCGTACGGCGAGGGCGCGTTCTTGCGGACGTGCTCGCAGTAGTAGTCGGGGGTCTTCGCGACGTGGTTGCAGATGCTGCAGTTGTGGACCGCCACACCGCCGGCTGTGTACGTCTCGTCGTCCCCCTCGACGTCGAGGTTGAAGACGAGCAGGTCCTCGACCTCGCGGGACGAGATGCTCTTGATCGGGACGCACAGGAAGTCGCGCCAGAAGAAGGACTGAGTCCCCTTCGCGTGAGGCACTTCCTGCACCTTCTTCGAGTAGCGCGAGAGCAGCGCGGAGTAGCTACCCGGGATGAACACGACCCAGACGTCCGTGTCCGAGTAGCCCCCGGTCGAGCGCTGGGTGCTGATGGACGCAGCGATGCCGCTGGACACGCATGTCTGCCAGATGTCGTACGCGAGAGCACGGTTCGCGGACGTGAACCTGCACGCCCCGGTCTCCACGTCGAAGCAGCCGTCGCTGTCGATGCAGCCCGCGAGGAAGTGCAGGCGGCTCTCCTGGTCGTGGAAGACACCGCACTTCAGCCCCTTGCCGTCCCACTTCTCGCCAAGGATCTCGACGAAGCGCGCGGCGAGGTTCTGGTCGTAGACGCGGATCGAGACCGCCTTCTTACCCTCTCCCTCTGCGTACTCGCGTGGTTCGTTCTTCGCCTCGATGTCGAGCAGGGCCAGCAGGTAGTCGACGTGCGGGTCCTCCTCGTTGCACGAGAAGCCGATGCCCATGTCTCGGTACGGCCCGTCCTTCTTCCTGCCGGTGCGCTGCCGCACCACAAAGCCGTCACCGGCATAGACCCCAAGCAGGTAGGAGAGCGCGTGATTAGGGGCGTAGGAGCCGAGCGCCTGCGTGGGCACGAGCAGGTAGTCCCCAACACCGAGCGCGTCGGCCTCGACCTGCTGAGGAACCCAGCCGAGCTCTTGCTTGCAGAAGAGGCAGGTGCCGTCCGGACCGGGCGTGTGGCGTCGCTTCTTGCCGTTCGCGGAGCCAAGGCAGGAGCGCACGTCTGCGGCGCGGAGCGCGAAGAACGGGTGGTTGGCGGTAGCCTCGATCTCTGGGAGGCCCGCGGGCTTCACGGTGACGAGGTCGCCCGTGTAGTGGTTGTAGAGCGGGACGTCGACGCGGCGGACATGGCCGTCCTTCGTGACGACCTCGACCTCCTGCCCACAGGTCTCGATGGGGCGGAAGCCCTTGGACGTCCGGACCAGCGTGCCAGCCGGGAAGCAGCGGTCGTAGGGCACCTTCGCGCCCATCGACGTGTCCGGGAACTCGCCGCGCGCGATGCGGTCGTAGACGTCGAGCGCGCCGAGCTTCGAGCAGAGGTCGCGCACGAGCTCCGAGACCAGGATGACGCGGTGCATCCGCGGGTCCCAGAAGGCGCCGAGGATGAACCCGTACACGCGCAGCACGCCCTGGTCGTCCGGCTTGTTGACGTGGTGGCGGAAGCGGTGCGCGTTGTAGAAGGTCGGGTAGCCCCACACCAGGCCGCCCCATCCCGGGACGTGCTCGGCGTAGGCGGCGGCGCGCCGACGGGCGTCGATGTCCCACACGGGGATGTCGTTCCAGCCCGGCGGCGTGTGGAGCAGGCCGCGCTCGGTGAACCAGTCGCCGCGGAGGTTGAAGCCGACCCACTCGCCGGCGCCGAGCGCCGAGTTCACGACGTAGAGGCGGTCTGGCTGCGCCTGGATGGACTCGATGAGCTCCATCACCTGCGGCAGGTGCTCGCCGGACGCGACCTTGTCCAAACCCGCAGACTCGCCCAGGCCGTGGCGCGTCCCCGGCTCCACGAGGTGGATGAGGGGGCGCCCCTCGGCGGTCTTGCCGTGGAGCTGGAGGGTCTTGTCCATCAGGGGCGGAGGTGCGGGTAGTGCTTGTGGAGGACGCTGGAGATCGTCGGGTTCACGTTCCTCTGCAGGGTCGAATCGTAGACCTGGTCGTCCGCCTCGGTCTTGCTGAGCATGGCCGAGAGGACGGCGCGGCGGTCCTGCGCGGCCTGGTCCGTCGCACTCTGTCCCGTCTGCCACGCACGGCGGTCCGCCTCGTCTTCGCGCTTCCAGCCGTGCTCCTCCCACTTCGCGCCGCGACCCCACTCGTGCTTCGCACGCTCGAGCTCGGCCCGGCGCCGCTGCTCGAGCGCAGAAGCGCGGCGCTTCTCGGCAGTGTCTTCCTGGCGTGCCTTGTCCTCGCGCTGCGCACGGAGGGCGTCACGGCTGGTGTCGAACTCTCGCTTGCCGCGCTCCATCTCCTGCATGAACGCCTGCTGCCCGCGCGCCGCGCGCTCCTTCGACAGGTCCTCGATGCCGTGGCTCATCCCCTTCATCACGGCGTCGCGCGCGACCTCCTCGAACGCGTGCTCCTCTTTCGGGTTCAGGCGGAGCAGGTCGCCGGCGAGCGTGTCGAAGCGGAGCAGCTTCGGGTTCATGGGGTCGCGGTTGCGCAGCATCTGCCCGAGCAGGGTGCCGCCGGCGAGGGGGTCCTTCGCCATGTGCGGATTCATGTGCCGCAGCGAGCTGTACGCGAGCTCGATCTCGGCCCGTGGGTACTCCTTCAGGTGCGGGTAGACCTCGAGGATGCGCTCGAGGTCGCGCCCCTTCGTCGCCTTGTCCATGGCCCCGCGCCCCAGCGCGGCTGCACTGGTGACGCCGAGGCCGGCGACGATCATCGGTACGGAGTGCTCGATGCCCTTGCCGAGCGCCTCGAGCACACGCTGGCCGATGGTGGAGGCGGCCGCAGGGGACGCGGCGGTCTTCTCGCCGTCCTCGGCGTGGAGCATGCGGTGGTGCAGGGCGACACGGGCGAGCCCCGCGTCGTCGACGCGTCCGGCAGCGCGCTCGGCCAAGGCGCTCATGAGCGTGGTCATCAGAAGCCTCGAGGAGGAAGGGGTGTCTCTCCGCGCACGAACTTGGCGCCCTGCGCGACTCGCCCGGCGAGGGTCGGTACCTGCGTACCGACACCGAGGGCGGTAACACCGAGCAGCCCCGCGCGCGCGAGCGGAGTTGGGGCGAGGTGGCCGGCCGCGTTCCACACACCCTTGCCGATCTGCGCGACGCCGCGCCCGGCCAGGCGGGCGGTGTCGGTGATGACCCCCGCCTCCTTGTAGAACTGCGACAGGGGGCCGCTACTGGTAGAGCGCATCCTGAAGCTCCCGCTCGACGCGTGCGGTCTGCTCGAGGACATCGCCCAGCGCGATCTCCCCGCGGACGCGGAAGCCCCGGAGCTCCGCGACCTTGATCGCCTGCACGCGCAGCGGGTGCCGCTCGTTCGGCACGAACTGCGTGTCCGCAGCGGCGACCTTCTCGCTGAAGTCGACGCCGTGCGCACTCAGCGAGCGGATGAGGTCGCTGGCGATGCCGCTGAGGGTCTCCTCGGAGACGTCGGCGGTCTTCGCGAACTCGACGCACGCCTCGACGGCCGGGATGGGCGGTGCCCCGGCGCGCACCGCGCGCAGCACCCCCTCCGCCAGCTCGATGAAGGCGACCTTCTCGCTGCCGCGCGCACCGTCCAGTTCGGCACGGAGCTGCTTGGCCGCCTCCTTGAGGTGCCCACGCGTCGTGTACACGGTGCGCCGCGCCTCCACTCGCGCAGGGGTGGCGTCCGCCTCCTTCGAGACCAGCTGCAGGAACGCGTTCCTGGGAGCGGGGGCCCTGCTCTCGGGCGCTGCTGCGGACTTGTCCATGCCTCCACCTCCGCTGGCGGAGGCCAGCTTGTCGCGGAACGTCTGCACGTACTGCGCCCGAACCGCGGAGGCGACCTTCGTCGCGTCGGGCGGGTCGAAGCTCACCACACGATCGGGCCCCGGGCTCTCCCGGAAGGTCCGCTCGAAGATCTCGTGGTGGGTCATCTCGCAGATCCGCTGGACGTGCTCCGTGGTGAGCGGGGCGGACGACGCGGTCGCGATCTTGATCACGGCGTCCGTCGGCGACGATTCACCGCGCATGAACGCCGCAGACGCCTCACGGGCCATCGCCCGGAGTCCGTCTTCGGTGACTGCGTAGAGGTTCGGCATCGTGGATCCTGCAGTGTGCTCCGCTTAGGAATATACCCTTTCGCGCAGAACTGCACGGAGTTGAGCGTGCCGCAGCCCAGAATGACCATCGCGGAGGCCGCCCGACACCTCGGTGTCACCCACCGGACGATCCGCAGCTACATCGCGCGCGAGCTCCTCGCCGCGGTGCAGGAGCCCGGAGACCGCAAGAAGTGGCTGGACGCCGTGGAAGTGGAGGAGCTCCGCAAGGACGTCGTCCAGAACGCCACGGTGAGCCGTGCGGAGCTGAAGCGCGAGCTGCTGGAGACGCGCGCCGCGCTCCGCCGCCTGCGCTCCGAGATGGACTTGGTGCTCCGCGTCCTCGACATGCACGATGCGCCCATGCAGCTCGCGCCGGACCGCGCGCAGGCGCTGTACCACGCAGCCGTGCAGGAGGGGCAGAACGGGTCCTGGTCGCTGGAGAAGATCGTGTCGTGGTGCGACACCTTCGTGCACATCCAGGAGGAGGACTTCCTCATGGTCGCGCGCGCTGCCGGCACGAACGAACCCTGGGCACCGTTCTTGCGGTTGTGCGTGGCGATGATCGTGCACGTGCACGCACGGGAGGACTACAAGGCGAACCTGGACCTGCAGATGCTGCACAGGCGGCTCACCGAAGGGCGGCGGCGGCTGCGCGTCAGCGCGCTCTGCTACTCGGACCTCTACGGTGGCACGAGCAAGACCGACCGCGACATCGCACGCGCCGCCCTGCTCGATTCCCCGGAGTCCGTGCGCGAGCAGCTCCTGCGGCGCGCCCGTACAAAGGGCACTCCGGCCTCGACATAAGGCTTTCAGTGGACAGCCGTCGCTGTCCCTTGGAGGCTAAAGATGGGACAACCCGAGAAGACCTCGACGCGCGCGGCTGACGCCGTCGGTGCGGCGATGCGCGGCGGCGAGGGCCGTGGAGAAGGGGGCGGAGACGAAGGCGGCTCTCGCCGCGGACGGCGCGGTGGTCGCGGCCGCGGCGGGGCGGCAGAGGTCGAGTCGCCTCGTGAGGAGGCGCCGGCGGAGACCGGTGGGCCTGCGAAGCTCGCCCCCGAGCAGCGCCTCCAGGCGGTGGAGGCGGAGCTGAAGGCGTCCATGCGCGAGCGCGCGCAGCTCAAGGAGCGCGTCGACAACATGGAGCGGCGCCTGAAGGAGCTCGACGAGGGCGCGGAGTCGGAGCAGGTGCGCGTGCTGCGCGCGCAGGTGGACGACCTCACGACGCAGGTGGCCGACCTGCGGGAGAACCGGCGTGAGTACCGCTTCGGCATCTCGTTCAGCCTGATGGGCCTGTAGGGGCCCAGAAACCCGAAAGAGGGTCCTACAACCGGCATAAGTACTGTGCCGGGAGCATCTACCGACGCTCTTTGGCCTCCCCCACTCCCGAGGACAACACCACATGGCCCGTTTCATCTCCAAGTTCAACCTCTTCTCCCGCCGCGCGCTCGGCTCGCTCGGTCCCATCTCCCCCGGCCGCGCCGCCATCACGGGTGCCGCCACCTTCGGCGCCATCAAGTTCGGCGTGCCCAAGCTGATGACCTGGTTCGGCCGCGAGGCCTGGGCCGCGTCGGCGGTGGTCACGTGGGGCTCGGTCGCCGTGTCCATCCTCGTCGTCGAGGGCGTGTGCTACGTCTGGGGCCGCGACCCCGAGGTGCACGCCGAGGCGGCGGTGAAGGCGCTCAAGGAGCTCGCGGACGACTACCTCGCCGACAAGGACCGCGAGCAGGCGCTCGTGAAGATGTCCGGCATGGACGCCGACCAGGTCCACGTGATGCTGGTCGCGATGCGCGACGCCCGCCCGGCCCCGGCCGAGGACGAGAAGGCGCGCGCGGCGGGGTAGCGACCCCGGCGTGGCGGGCGGCACACAGCGCCCGCCAGCGCACGCGCCGGTCCCAGGAGGGGGCCGGCGCGCTGCGTTTAGCCCTACCGCGACTCCAGGTGACGGTCGACGGCGGCGTTGGGGACGAAGATGTCTGGGCGCGGCGTGTCCATCATCGAGGTCACGAGCATCAGCAGGAACGAGTGGAAGGAGTCGTCGGTGTTGTTCGGCGACTTCTTGTACTGGGTCATGTGCATGTGCTCGTTGTACTCGGAGAAGATCGCGAGCATGTCCGCGGCGAAGGGCTGGGCGATGTCCTTCCATTTGGGGAAGCGGACCACGTTGCCGCGCTTGATCGCGTTGAAGATCGCGGACATCACCTCGGAGCGGTGGATCTTCCAGCGACCGAGGTTCGAGTCCCACTCCATGAAGACGCTGGGCTGGGAGTACTGGTAGCGGACGATGCGCTGCGAGCCGTACCGACGGAGGAGCTCGTCGTTCGGCCAGTAGCCGCCACCGTGGTCGCAGCCGACACGCTGGATGCCGAAGGTGTCGATGATGCGGCAGATCTTCTCCATCTGCGCGCGAGGCTCGGACTCGGCGCCGGTGAACCGGTGCGAGAAGATCGTGCGGAAGAGCCCCTGGTAGTAGCCGCCGACGGTGATGACGGTGTGCGAGTTGTTCGAGTCCTGCCCCCAGTCGATGCCGGCGTAGAGCGGCGTACCGCGGAGCTTCTCGCGCCACTCCTTCACGCCCTCCGGGCTCATGCTCTGCTGCTCGTCGCAGCACGCCCGGATGTCCTCCTGCGTGAGCGGCCGCTGGCCGGAGTCGAAGCTCATCCCGAGCACCTCGTTGAAGAACTTGGCGCGCGGGTAGTCGTTGTACTTGGTGAGGAGGTCCTTCCACTCGATCCAGGGCACCATCAGCTGCGGGATCCGGAAGCCCTCGAAGATGCTGAGCGTGGGGTCCGGGGAGCCCATCGGCACCCACGTCGCCTGCGGGTGGAGGGGGTTGATGCGCCCGCCGCACTTGTCGCAGACGAGGCCCTCCTTGCCGATGTTGTCCTCGCCGAGGATGTTCCAGTGCCAGGAGCCCGGGACCTTCGGTGTGCCGTGGCGCTCGCACGGGACCGCCCACTCGTTCTGCGTGGAGAGGTTCGAGTAGTAGTGCTCGATCGGGTTGTCGACCGACTTCGGCGTGCCCGAGTAGATGAAGATGCGGAATGGCGAGTGCGAGCTCGCCTCCTCGATGACCGGGATGACGTCCAGGAGCAGGTCCTGGAACTCGTCCATGGCGATGAGGTCGGCGGAGAGCCCGCGGCAGCGGTCGGCGTTGAGGAACGCGTAGCGGAGCGTGACACCGCTGCGGTTGATGGCCTTCTTCTCGAAGACGTTGTCCGTGAGGTGGGCGGGGAACCACTGCCGGAGGTCGGGGCAAGTCTCGAGCACCTCCTTCAGTCGCGTCTTCGAGAACTCCTTCGTCTGCGCGGCCGAGGGCGAGACGTACAGCGTGCGGAAGTGGGGGATGAGGCACGAGAGGGAGAGGATGCGGTTGCCGAGCGTGGTGCTCTTCTCGACCTGCCGCCCGCACATCAGCAGGACGCGCTTGCTGGACGTGTTGTAGATGCGTCGCAGGTACGGGCGCTCCGCGAAGGTGAATGGCTCGAGCGTCCGCGTGTGCGGGTCCGGCATCAGGATCGCGGTCTCGACGAAGTCCGTGGGGCGCACGGAGATCCGGGACTGCGTCTCCCGTATGAACTGCTCGTACTCCCAGTCCGCAACGTCCGCTGCGGGTTCCTCGTGGTCCCAGGGCTCGAGCTCACCGTGGGCGTAGTCATCGGTGAAGTAGGGTGCCGATGTCATCGAGCGCCCTCAACGTACAGCGCAGCTGCACGCAGTAGATCTGGGCTGTCCCTGAGATTGCCGATGCCAGCGTTGCAGCGAAAGCACAGAAGCCCGCGTACTGCGCCGGTTTCGTGGTTGTGGTCCACCTGCAGGGGCGTCACTGGTCCTCCTGGCTTCTTTGGACCCGGGGCCTCCTTGCAGATCTTGCAGACTCCGCCCTGCCAGGAAAGGATCATCTCGTAGTCGACAGGGTCGATGTCGTAGCGTGCACGCAGCATGTGGCGCCGTCGATACCCACGGTGCTTCTCGACACCTTCTGGCGTCGATACGGCCGCGGCAGACCGCTCCCGGTTGCAGAAGCGACACCAGCTGAAGTAGACGACACCCTTTCGTCGTCCTGCGGGTCCGAAGTTCTCGGGGGTCAACGCCCGTTCTTCTCCGCAGCGCGGGCATCGCTTCATCTGATTCGGTGGGTACCAGACCGGGTCGTACTTCGCAGGTCGGCTCATCTGTAGTCCATAACATGCTTACGGACTACATGTCCAGACGTAGTCCTGCGCGTCGTAGCCCGGGACAACCTGGTGGTAGATGTCGAGATCTTCGGAAATGTGCATGGCAGCACTGCCATAAGACGTTGGGCCGTCTCTGTGCAGCCCGTCTCCACCCCCCACATCAACTGAGGATCATCCACCATGCCGAGCGAAGTGTTCGCCTGCGGAGTCGAAGCCCGACTCCTCCCCGCCGTCCAGCGTCCCGTCGAGGGCGTCATCACCACCATCCCGGAGCACTGGGCCATCGTGTCCATCTTCGCCGGCGTGGACGACCGTGGGCGCCTGTCCATGTACTCGTGCCTCACCGGCGTGGACACGCGCGGGAACGACATCGAAGGGGCAGACCGGGCGATCAAGCGGGCGCTGCGCCACTACCCGGTGGACGGGTGTGACATCCGCGTGGACAACATGCGCGTCGTGAGCCGCACCGACCGGCAGGTCGTGAACCGCCTCCGGCCCTACAAGCTCTGGGTCCCGAGCCAGGATCTCTTCGCCCCCGGCGAGGAGGACCAGATGGTCACCGCCGTCACGGTGGGCTTCGGCATCGGCATCGAGGTGAGCCCCGAGGGACTGGGTCACGTGTGCCCGTACCTCGCCGCGCTCGTGTACGGGGAGCAGCGGGACAAGACGGAGAAGCCCGTCGTCGTGCCCGCACGGCTATTCGCGCCCTACGACCCGAAGTCGCGGCCGGACCCCACGGAGAACATGCACGAGACGATCCCGGAGCTGTTCGGGGGCCTCGTGAGCCGTAGCGACATCGGCGGGGAGATCCACATGCGCGTCGCCAGCAAGCCCACGCTGTGGTACGCGCTCGAGTCCGCCTACCAGGACACCGTCATGGGCCAGGCGTTCGCGGCCGTGAACATCAAGGCCGGGCCCTCCGCGGAGGTGTGATGCCCGAGGAAGTCCTTCCACCATCTCTCGCCTGGGTGCCCGGTTTCGTCGCTTCGGCGAACCGGGCACTCGACGGGTACATCGTGCGCGCCGAGGTGGAGGGCAGGACAGACCCACTCCAGTGGGTTCTGGTCCTTACCTCCGAGTTCTCGTGGAGCGTGCCCCTGGTCTCCGGTCTCCGGAAAGTGCTCCAGGACTGGTGCAAGACGAATCGGGCTGAGTACAAGCGCTCGGACTGGGAGCGCAACGTCTTCAAGGCGCTCATCCTCGTCCGCGGTCTCGGCCCGGAGATGAATCTCAACCCCTACGAAGAGGACAGCGATGCCGCGAAACGAGCAGCCCGACGGCTGGAGTAGGGCGTGAGGTACGCCGGAGTGGACGAGGTCGGGTACGGCGCGCTCGCCGGACCGATGGTGGCAGTGGCCGTGGCGGTCGACGCGGACGTAGACGCGCGCGACCTGAAGAGGTGGTGGCCCCTCCAGGGTGTGAAGGACTCGAAGAAGACGACGTTCGCGCAGCGAGAGGAGCTGCACCCGCGCCTCGTCGACTTCTTGCTGCGCGCCGGCGCATCCGTGGGCCTCGGCGATGTACCGCCGTCCACCATCGACCGCTACGGCTACGGCCCCGCCCTGGAGTGGGCGAAGGTCGAGGCAGTGCGCCAGTGCGTCGCGGAGGAGGAGATCGACCTGCTGGTCGTCGACGGGTCCATCGGCCTGCCGCCGGCGAAGATCTTCCACACGCAGCAACGCGTCGCCCCGAAGGCCGACAACGACTACTGGGTCGTGGCCGCGGCCTCGATCCTGGCGAAGGTGTACCGCGACCGCATCATGCTCGAGCTGGACAAGTCGTTCCCGGAGTACGACTTCGTCCACAACATGGGCTACACCGGCGGTGGTAAGGCCACGAGTGTCCACGTCGACGCGCTCCGGCGCCTCGGCCTGACGAAACACCACCGCCGCGTGGCCTGCAGGACCGTCCTCTCGTAGGGCGGTCCCCTTTAGCCCTCAGCGCTGCAGCCAGCTCACGAAGTAGTAGGCGCCGACGCCGGTGATGACGACGCGGTTGCTGGCCGCCGCCGCCCCAGTCCCGCCGTACAGGCCGTTCCAGTCCACCTCGAAGGTGTCCCCGTCCTTCACCGTGATGGTGTCCCCACCGAGGATGACGATGGTGGCGTCGCTACCGGACGCCTGCACACGGATCGTGCGGAGACGAGCGCCCTCGGCGAGCGTGACGGTGTGTGCCCCGGTGCCCGCGGCGTAGACCGTCGGGTCCGTCTCGTCCCAGACCACGTCGTACCAGCCCGTCGCGTTGAGCTGGAAGGTGAAGATGTCCTCCTTGCCGAGGTTGTTGTCGACGAGGAAGTCGACGGCCTCCTTGACCGTGGCAAAGGTGGCGGAGCGGATGGCCATGGGGGTCTCCTACAGGTCGGCGAGCGCCTGGTTGAGGTAGCGGGCGAACCCGTAGACGTGGTGCTCCTTGTCGTAGGACAGGCGGCTGGCGAGTCCCTCCGCGCGCACGGCCCAGCTCTTGAGCTCCGGCACGTCGGAGCCGGCGAGGTTGTCGAGGCTGTCGAAGTAGACCTCGAGGAGGTCGCCCAGCAGCGCGCGCGCCGAGGCGGAGTCCCGGGGCCACTTCTTCGTCTTCGGGAAGAGCTGGAAGATGACGTCGCCGTTCTCGCGGAAGACGACGGTGACGTCGCAGAGGTCGCCGATCAACTCCTCGCGCGGCTCCGTCGAGAACTCGGTCTGCTCGTAGGTCTTGAGGCCGCGGCGCAGGTTCGCGAGGTCGCGCACCGTCTGGGCGCTGGGGGTCTGGTGGGTGCCGGTCACTTCTTCTCCTTGAGCAGCTTCCTCGCAGTCGTATCACTGAACGTGCCGGTCGGCGCGAGCTGGTTGGCGGTGAGGAGCTGCTCGTCGTCGGTGAGCACCTTGAACTTCTCGAACTTCTTCAGCACGTCCTGGAGCGCGCTGTCGCTCGCGTCCATGCGCTCGTGCACCCTGGTGATGCTGCGCGACAGGGAGGCGAGCATCTCGACCTTCTTCTGCGTGGTCGGCAGGCTGCGCACCTCGTGGAAGGTGAAGATGAGCTCGCGGTAGATGTCCTCGAGGGCCTCCTTCCGGTCGACCTCGACCCTCACCCCGGAGCGGTAGAGTGCGAGCGGGGCGCCGGACAACAGTGCCGCGTCGTACCCGTCGCTCAGGTCCCGCGTGCGGCCGTGCTTGTCCTCGCGGAAGTAGGCCGACCAGTCCGCGGTGCCCATCACCTCGGTGTTCCAGAAGTAGTGGCGGAAGTCGGCGACGGCCTCCTCGGTGACCTGGAAGCCGAGGTTGCGCGTGCGGTACACGACCTCGGTGTGGCGCACGCCGCCGATGAGCATGCGCTCGACGACCTCGCGCAGCCGCGCGTCCCGGAGGATGGTGTTCATCGCAGCCGACGTCTCGTCGCGGTGCACGAGGGAGTGGATCCGCTTCGCCTTCAGCCAGCGCACGGAGGCGAGGTGGAGCGGGTCCCAGGGCCGAAAGTCGTCCGGGACGTCGCGCATCGAGTCGGCAGCGACGGCGTGCTGCTCGGGCGTGAGCTGTGCTACGCCGAGCCCGCTGAGGATCTTGTTGACCGCGGCCAGCCCCGGGTCCTCCTGCACGAGCAGGAGGTACCTGACGTAGAACTGGGCCGGGTGTGCGTAGACGTGCGCCACTGCGGCCTCACAGCTGGTAGGTCTTCAGCCCCTTGAGCCCGCGGATAACGTCCTCGAGCGAGTTCATCGCGCGCACGGCGGCGGTCTTGGGGACGGACTGGAGGCCCATCTGGACGGCGAGTACCAGGCTGGCGAGCTTGCTCTGCGTCTCCTCGAGAGCGGGGATGCTCTCGACGAAGTCCTGGATGTTCTCGGGGTTGATGAGGCCCACGGCGAGCAGGGTGTCGAGCGAGTCGACACCCACGAGCTGCTTCGCCTCCTTCACCATCTCGATCGCCATCGCCTCCTTGAGCAGGCAGGGGCGGGGGACCAGGCGGTGCACTGCCTCGGCGACCTTCTCGGAGGCCGTGTCACGCGCCGGCGCGCGCTCCTCGGGCGAGAGCGGGTGAAGCCCGTAGATCTTCACCACGGCCTGCGAGCTCGCGGCCTTGTCGATGAGCGCCACCGAGAGGTTCTGCGGGCAGCCCGCGGCCGCGAGCCAGAACACCGCGTCGGCGAGATCGTAGGTGCCGGAGCCGTGCTTCGCGAACACCGGGCCGCCGAGCCGGACGCCGCCGGACTCGCTGCCCTCGTCACGCCACGCGCGGATCTCTGCCATCGTGGGCATCGACGCCTGCTTCTGCACGGCCATCGGGTCGGCCACGTCCCCGGTCGTCGGGTTCGTCATGCCCATGACCTCGATCTCGTTGTCGAGGGGGAGCCAGGTGTAGTCGATGGGCACCGCGACCTGCGGTGCCTGGCCAGGGATGGGCACCATCGTCGGCTTGCGGATGCCGTCGCTGGGCGCGATCTGCACCTCCATCCCGTCCATCGTCTGCGCTGCGTAGTACTGCGTGCCCTCGACCGTGACCGAGGTCATGACCGTGTAGGGGACGGTGGCGATGATGCTCTTCCCGTCCGTCTTGTAGAAGATGCCGGTGCCGCGGGGCTCGGCGGGGCCGCTCGGGAGGTTGTAGCTCACGCCGACGAGCACGCCCTGCATGTCAGGCTGCAGCGCGAACTGGCCGCCGTTCACGAAGAGCTTCATCGGGGCAGGCTGTCCCGTCATCGGGTCGAAGAGCGTCGGGATGACGAAGCCGACGATCTCCTTGCCGGTCGCCGCGTCGACGACCTTGTAGAGACCGAAGCCCTCGATGGGCTGCGGAGTCTCCACCAGCGGGTCGGGCTCCGCCTGCACATCGGTGACGGTGCCGACGCCCTGCTCGTCCGCGGCCTGCAGGACTTCGGGCGGGAGGGCCTGCTGCGCCTGCGGGGCAGAGACCTCCTTCTCCTGCGGCTTGGTGCCGTCGGGAGCCGCGGCCCACTTCACCATGTACCCGTAGCGGGTGGGGCGCACCTGCACGACGTTGTGGCGGTCCGTCGAGGCAACCTTCGCGACCTCATCGGGGCGCAGACGCATGGCGATCTTCGCGAGCACGGAGTTCACGTGGGCGCACTTCGGCAGGAGCTCCTGCACGGCCTCGTCCGCGTAGGCGGCCTCGAAGTCCGCGAAGTCCGCGCGGGAGACAGAGCCGACGATGAGGTCGGACATCGACGCGGCCTTCTCCTGGATGTCGGGGAAGCGCGCGTGGACTGCGGAGCGCACGCGGCTCTTCTCCCCGGAGTCGCCGTGCTGCGCGACGCGCGCCAGGGCGTTCCGGGCATGGGCCTCGTCGTGGATCGGGTAGCGGCGCCCCGGGAGGGCGAAGTCTCCCTCACCGAGGGAGTTGCGCGTCTTGGCGGTGAGTTCGGACATGGTACCCATCCTATCCTGCGGTCGAGGCCGGGACTGCGTTGCGGTAGAGATGGTGCAGGCCGGCACCGGCGAGAGCTGCACCACCGAGGCCGAGCGCCACGCCCCCTCCCATCCGTCCGGGGTGCGCCGCGGCGTACTGGCGGAGCTCGTCCAGCGTCAGGCGCTGGAAGTTCTTGGACCCGCGGACGTACTTGGAGTCGATGCCGCCCTTGACCGAGTAGGTCCCGCCGCGCTCGCCGACCGCGGTGTCGACCGAGCGGTCGACGTTCCACTGGAGGAACTTGCGCAGCTTCTCGTGGGGGATGGCCTCGAAGAGCTCTCGCGCTGACTTCTTCGCACCCTCGGCCTCTGGGTTCGCGACGAGGCGCCCCTCCTGCCGCATCTTCCACAGGGGCACGTTCATCTTCGCGACGGAGCCGCCGGCGGTGCCAGGCATCTGCAGGCGCATCGCGGTGTTCGGGTCCACGCGGATCCTCTTGTACACCTCCTCGAGAGACACACCGGGGTTCGCGGCCATGTGCGCCCTGGCGAGGCCGGCCTGGCGCGCGTACTGGTCCGCGACGCTCTTGTTGCTCGTCACGAACGCCAGGTCCTTGCTCGCGGCGTTCACCTCGGGCGTCGTGAACGCGGCGGTCAGCCCGCCCTCCTGGCCCATGGCGGCGCGCGTCTTCAGCCCGCCCTTGCGGATCTTGGCCGCCGTCTCGGCGTCGCCGCCGTGGTACACGTTGGTCCGCCCGGTGACCAGGGGGACGGACTGGTGGACGGCGTAGCCGCCGGCACCGACACCGGCGATGGCGGCGCCCGTGCGGCGCTGCGCCGCAACCTCTTCTTCCTCGGTGGCGGCGACCTTCACGCCCACACCGATCTGGGGCGCTGCGCGCCGGCGCAGGAGGTACTGGTTGGTCTCGTGCTGGTTGGCGATCTGCATGAGGAGGTCGTCGAGGCCGAGCGTGAGCCCTGCCTGCGCGTCGAGGCGCCGATACCCCTCGAGGAGCACCTTCGCCAGCCGCGCCTCGCCGAGCGTGGCCGCGAGGAGCGGGCTCCCGCAGCGCATCCACTCGGTGTTCCACTGCGCAGCGAGCGGGAACACACCCCCGAGCGCGTCCTCGCCGCAGTGGCCGACCAGGCGCTCGGCGACGGAGTCGAACTCCTCCTGCGTGCTCTTGTAGAGGCGCTCGTAGAGCTGGTGGTCGCCGTACGACGACGGCCCCTGCGAGGACCAGTGCGCGAAGTAGTAGAGCTGGTACAGCGCGAGCAGGTGTGCGAGCACGGGGCGGAGCGCGTCCTCGACGACGAGGGCGGTGCTTGGGGCCTCGACGTGCTCGGCGTCCTTCTCGGCCTCGTCATCCTTGTTGCGCGCGTGGGCCCCCCGCGCACCGCTGAACGCACCGACCGCGGCCCCGTAGGCGCCGCCGACCAGCGCACCGCTGCGCGCGTTGACCTTCTTCGCGAGGTTGTTCAGGTGGACACCCTGCTGCGCGGCCTGCACCGTCTCACGCATGCCCGGCTTCTTGAGCATCTCCTTGATCTGGTTGTCCGGCATCCCGCTCGCGCGCATCTCCTGTACGAACTTGATGGTCCACTGGGCCGCGGGAGCCATGCGGTCGCGCAGCTGCCCGAGGTTCTTGTGCAGCGCGTGGCCGTAGAGCGCGCCGCCGCCGGCGAGCACAGCGCCGCCGATCCCGGCCCCGATGATGGCCGCCTTGGACTTGCTGTGCTTCCCGGTTTCCCGCTCCCACGCGGACTCGTCCTTGACCTTCTTCGCCGCGAGCCCGACCCCAGCGCCCGCGCCGGCGGCGATGAGCGCCTTCTTGAGCGTGGGGTGGAGCGCGTACTCCCAGTGCTGAGGACGGATGGTCGGGCGGATGATGTCCGGCAGCGCCGACCCCTGCTTCGCCCACGGAGAGGACGCGACCTGCGTCGTGGGCTGCGGCGGGCGCTGCGTCGGCATCGGGGTCTGTTGCTTGCCGGCGTACGCCTTCATCGCGAGTCCGCCGGCAGCCAGCGCACCAGCGCCGAGCAGGAGCTTGCCCTTGTTGCCGGCGATGAGGCCGCCGAGACGGGACGCCCCGCTCCGCAGGGCGGAGCCGATGCCGCCCTCGGCGGCGTGCGCGGCGCCCGGAGGCGGGGGCATCACGATCTTCGGTCGGGCTTCCGGGTGCGGTACGCGCGCGGCGAGGGACTGCGACCGCGCCGCCGCGGCTGCGTCCACCGCGGGAGCGGGGGCTGCGGCGGCTGCGCGCGCGGCGGCCCGGCGTTGAACTTCCGCGTCGAGGACTCGCTCCTGCCGCATGGTGCGGTCGACGAGGGCGTGGTCGGTGGCGCTCCCGACCTGCAGTCGCTTCCAGCGGTTTGCGCGGCCCTGCGTGTTCGCGCGCTCGATGAGGTCGTCGGACAGGGCGATCTTCTCAGAAAGGCCCACGCCAGCCACCTTCTTGCCGTGCTTCCGCGTGTCATGCACCCAGCGCCAGAACTGCCCGATCGGCATCGCGAGGTAGTCGTCGTCCTTGAAGAAGCCGGGCTTGTCGTACTGCTTCTTGTACGCTCCGATGGCCTCCTCGACGGAGTCGAAGCCGACCATCACCTTGTCCTCGTCGTAGGCACCGGTGTCTGGGCGGTGCTGCCGGATGACGACCACGGTGCTCGCGTCGTGGTTGGGGCCGACGTAGACGTCGAGGTTGTCACCGTCGACGCCCTCGGTGTCGCGGATCTCGCCGTAGTGGTTGTGCATCAGCACCTTCCACGCGTGGCCGTCCTTGTCCTCGCCGCGGCGGTAGTCGCCCTTCCGGTTCTCGACGTCGATCTTCAGCCCCTGGAAGTCGATGAAGCCCGTGAACGGGTGCTCCTCGCGCTTCACCTGTGGCGGCTGCACAACCACCGGGTGGTGGTTGTGCGGGACCTCCACCGACGCGGCGACCTTGATGTTGTCGAGCAGCCCCATCTCAGCCTCGCGCCTCGAACATGCCCCAGATGCTCGCGACCTTCGTGCCGCGGCTCATCGGGGCGCCGCAACTCGGGCAGTTGCCGGTGCTCGAGGAGGTCTCGGTGCCACAGTGGCCGCAGCGGTGCTTCTCGGGCTTCGCCGACTCCGTCCCGGTGCCCCCGGTGTAGTGGTGGTGGTGCGTCTCGTGCGGACGCGTCGCCGCGGCCAGCAGCGCCATCTCCATGTTGCGCTTGTGCTCGCGGTCGAGGCGCGACTCGTGTTCCACCGCGGTCTGGATGCGCTTGTCCGCCAGGCCCTTCTCCGCGTCCTCTCCCTTGCCCTTCGCGTCCTTCCAGCGGCGGATCTCGCGCGCGTCGCTGGACTGCGCGTTGTGTCCGCCGAGGGCACCGATCGCCGCGCCGGCGGCCCCGCCCATGAGCGCGCCGGTTCCGGGGCTGCCGTGGCGCGCCCCCGCTGCCGCGCCGGCGAGCGCGCCGGTGCCCCCGCCGATGCCCATGCCGGTGAGCATCGCCTTCCACCGCTTGGTGGGCTCCTCGTTTGCCTTCTCGCGCCCGTAGCGGATCATCGCCTGCTGGCGCTGGTCGTAGGGCAGGGCGCCGGAGGCGAGGTAGGACGGCGCTGGGTGCCGCGCACCGTGGATGAACGCGAGCTTCACGACCGCGCTGGCCGTCTTCACGTTGACGCCGGCCTGCTCCATGCGCCAGCCCGCGAGCTTCGCATCGAGCTCGGCCGCCTTGACGTTCGTCGCCTCGCGCTCACGGTCACGCTCGAGCATCGTGGCGGAACGCTTCGTCCGGTCGACGCGGTTGTCGGCCGCCTGCTTCTCGATGCCGAGCGCGCGGCCGTAGAGCGGGGAGTCGCGGAAGCAGTCGGCCCAGGTCCCGGTGTCGCGCACGGAGGCGACCTTCCGCATCGTGGCGGAGTAGCTCTGCCCGAGGTTGTCGTACTTCCACTTCGCCAGGTCACCCTCGAGCGTGGCGACCGATGCGTCGAGCTCGGCCTCCTTCGCCCAGGTGCCCTGCTCGGACGCGCGCTGGCGCGCGTCGTCCGCAGTGCGGCGCGAGTCCTCCTCCTGGATGGCGAGCGCCTCCTTGTAGAAGGGGGTGTTCTCGAAGGTCTCCAGCCACTCGTGACCGAACTGGCGGTACATCGTGGGCGAGCACGCGAGCCCGAGGCGCACGGCGAGCTTCTCGTGCCCGGCCTCCGGTGCGGACGCAGTCTTCACCCGCCCGTCGTGCCGCGACCCTTCGAGGTCCCGCACGCTGATGGACCCTTCGTGGAGCGAGTGCAGAGTCTGCTCCCGCTCCTGGTCCGAGCCCTTGAACCAGGAGGGAAGCTGCACAGCGGAGCTGAGCTTGTTCAGGCCCATCGCCGCCGGCTCGGTGACGCGGCCGAACCCCTGCCGCTGCTGATACGGCGGGTAGAGCTGGTCGATGAGCGAGGCGGAGGCGGGGACGCGCGTCGCGTCCGTGTCGAACACCGCGGGGTTCAGCATCGCCTGCTGCACCCGCTCCTCGGTCATCGGGTAGGTCTGTCGGCCCGCCTCGAAGATGTAGAACTTCTGGAGCCGGCGGTCCTGCACCACGATGGGGATGCGGATGATGTTGCCGGGCGTCGAGATGTTGTCCTGCGGGCGGCTCATCGTGCGGTTGCGGACCTGGGCGTAGCCGAGCGCGGCGCCGGCCTCGGGGTCTGCGCGGTCGAGTACGATCTCCATGTCGTACTGCGCGAGGAACGGGAGCTCACGCAGGAGCTCGGAGAAGATGTGGGCGGGCCACTTCTTCTCGTCGTCGGGCATGCGGGAGATGGCAGACGCGACCTTCTCCGTCACCGGGAAAAGGTCCCGGGCGGTCTTCGCGCGGAGCAGGAGGGGCTCGTGGGTCATCATGCTCGTCTCGCAGGTGTAGAGGCTAAAGGCTATCCGTGCTCACGTGATCGTGCCCCCAGAAGCGACCACGTTCGCCGGCGTGTCGCCCCTGGAGTCCGTGCCGGTGAACTGCCCGGCGGTGAAGGATACCTCGGCCTGCTCAGTGAGTGCGCGGTACAGCCAGTGCGCGAGCGCCTGGGCCAGCCCGTCCTTCAGCGTGGTCTTCGTGGTGGCGTCGAGGTTCGTGAAGCCCTCCACGTAGGTCTCCATGTCGGAGACGAGGTCGGAGCGCAGGGTGTCGACGTCGAGGGCCATCAGTCGGTCTCCAGCTTCTTCGCGGTGTACGCCTGCGCGGCCAGCGACGAGATGTGCTGGTCGATGGCCGTGGTGGGCAGCCCGAGCACCTTGGCCATCGCGGACACCGTCGCCCACGCGGCCGCCGCCTCGGTGCTGAAGTTCAGGTCGAAGAGCGTGAAGGCGGTCCCGTTCCCGACCTTCACCGTGCTCCCGGTGTGCGTGACCGGCAGGCCGTTCGCCGTCGTCGTCACCGAGGTGTCCGCATCGAGCGTGACGGTCCCGTCCGGGTTCAACTTGAGCGTGACCTTCTTGTCGCCGCGGATCTCGACGACCACGGTGCCCTTCGCGGCCACCTCCACCTGGCCGCCCTTGTCGAAGCACACCGAGGACGCGGCCGCCAGGTCTCCCTCTTCCTTGTCACCGTCGACGTAGACGCGCAGGCGCAGCACTGGGGCCGACACGACCTCGGTGGAGTCCGGCGCAGCCCCGCTGGTGCCGGTCCCGCCGTCCGGCGCGCCCTCGGTCGTGGCGTCGAGGCCGCCTCCGACCTGGAGGCGCGCGACGTACGCGCGGTCGTCCGCGAACTCCTTCAGCTTCAGGTCCAGCCGGGTCATCTGGTGCCCGTCCGGGTCCGACTCCGGCCGGTCGACCTCCCAGCTCGCCGAGCCCCCGAACGTGTCGAGGCGCGCTGCCTGGCACAGGCTGTGGATGGTCGAGGTGCGCCCAATGTAGATCGTGCGCGCGAGAGGACCGCCGAGGATCTCGGTCAGCTGCCCGCGCCGGACGTAGACGCCGTTGCGCTCGCGTCCCACGAGCGCCATGTCCCCGGGGGCCAGGCGCGGGCGGTTCCCAGCGGTGGACGGCTTGTTGCCGTCGCTGGAGGTGGCGACCGCCTTGTTCGGGTAGGACCGGTACCCCACCACGAACCAGGGCGTGTCCCCCTCGCTCGGCTTGCAGATGTAGACCAGGGCCCCGATCTCCGGCATCGCGTGGATGCCCTCGCCGCCGACCGGGTGCGCGTACGGGCTCGTGATCTGCACGTCGTAGACGTTCTTGTCGAGGATCTCGGTCCGGACCCGGCAGGTCCAGCGCAGAGGGTCCACGTCGACGATGCGCCCGGCCATCACGATGGCGCCCTTCGGCAGTCCGTCGCGCGACGGCCCAGAGTGCGGCGGCATCTACTGCCTCTGGCTCAGCGCCCCGCCGATGGTGACGGCGCCAGCGCCGAGCGCGGCCCCGCCCACGGCGCGCGGGTTCTTCGCCATCAGGCCGATGCCCTTAGCGATCTGGGGAGCGAACTTCTGCGCGGCCTGCGGTGCGTGGTTCGCGATGGCGCCCACGGCCTTCGTTGCGTTGCGGGTGACAGCGCTGCCGATGTTCGCGAGGATGTTGCCCGTGCCGACCGGCAGCCCAGCGTGCTTCTGCGACCACGCGCGGAACGAGCCTGTCGGTGGGCTGAACCCTTCATGTGCTGCCGCCATTTCCGCTCCAAACGTACTCTTCAAGTGTGCCCCGACATCAGAAACTTCTGGTGACCGCCGTGCGTACGCAGCGTAGTTCTCGAGCAGGCGCGCTGCGCGCGTGCGGTCACCTGCGACAGCACTGTGAAGGAGTGCGCGCCTCGTGGCCTCCGCTTCCTCGGGAAGGTGGGACTCAAGTTGCTGCCCAAGAACGCCGCCGCCGGCGCTCGTCGCGTCCTGGTGGTGGCCAAGTTCGTGGGCGAGTACTTCCGGGTATGGGGAGCCGACCTGAATCCGCGCAGGCGTGACCTTGCGGGCATCGCCCCGCTCTACCACCTTCTCCGGACGATAGAAGCTCGAGCCAGGTGTACCAGCGCGTTCTCCGTGCGCAGTCACCACCTCGACCCCGGATGGGATGTCCCTCAGAACGGACCTGAAGCGGTCTACGAGCGCTGGTGCACGTCGCCCGTACCTCTGCTCGAGGACGCGCAAGAACGTCTCCGGCGTCTGAACCCTCCCAGGCGTTACGCGTAGTGGCAGCACGGGCGTGGAGGCGTACTTCACGCGACCCTCCGTGCTTCCGTTCGCGCCGCCCGTTCCAGAACCCATGGAGCCCGCGGCTTGATGCTCAGCGCGATCTCCTGCTTCCGTGTGAGGCAGCGCACAGGAGGAGACGAGCGGAAGAGCCAGTCGACGAGAGAAACGGCCCCCATCGCTCCAGTCGTTGCCTGCTCCACCTTGCCCCGGCAGTAACGCCAGAACCGGATGTTCAACCGGTGTGCGAGGCGCGTCGTGATGAAGTCGAGTATCCGCGGGGTAGCGAGGAACTGGACGGAGGGGCTCTTCTTCGGCGGGACCGAGACGCAGCCGTCGCCGTCCAGCATGCCTGTCACGAAGGCACGGAAGGAGGCATCGTCCATCTCCACCTGCGGCACCACGTCCTGCTCGCCCTTCTGCTCGACCACACCCCACCTCGCGAGGGCGTCCACGAGATGGCGGCTGCGGAGCACGAAGCCGCGGTAGATGCGGCCGCTGCCATCAGGGAAGTCCTTGATGGGGTTGTCAGCGCCGAGGTCTGCGAGGAACTGACGGAGGTGGCCCTCGTCGCGCGGCTGCAGAATCAGCTGCACGCGCGTCCCGGAAATGCACCCGTCCGCGAGCAGGAAGCCCGCCCAGTAGGCCGAGAGCGGGTTCACCTCGTCGAAGAACGTCTCCTGAAGCGTGTACTTGCGTGCGTTGCGCTTCTCCTTCGGGCGCACCTGTACACCGTGGCGGTGCAGGAGCCTGCAGATCGACGACTCCTGCACGTCGAACTCCCGCGCGAGCGCGGTACAGCCCTCCCCGGCTTCGTAGCGGGAGACGACTTCGGATTCGACGTGCAGGAGCTTGTTCTTCATGGACGGCTGTTCTTCTTGGGCGGGGGCTTGATCGCCTGGGGAGGGTGTAGTCCGAACTCCGCTCCATGTGCAAGTCCGGGAATAGGGTGAAGCCGAACATTCGACTTCCAGCCCTGCTGCGCGCCCTCGGTGTAGGTCTCCTTCAGTCGCTGGTAGTTCAGGCGTGCGAGCCAGTCCTCGACACCGGCGAGCGGGATCTGCTCCATCGCGCGCAACCGCGGCGAGTGCCGGACAGTCTCGTGTCCGGCGGCCTCCGCCTCGCTGTTGTACGCCTCGACCTCCGAGAGCGGCACCATCTGCCCGCGCATGAACGGGCTCTTCGGCGGGGCCTCGACCACCTCGGAGAGGTTGGTCATGCCCTTGATGACGGTCTCCACGTTGCGCTGGCGCACACCGAGCCCGCCGTAGAGGTCCTTCTGCATCAGCTCCTTCGTCATGTAGTCGCGCACGCGCCCGACGCTCTTCGTGTGCTGGAGGAGCTCGTGCGGGTTGATGGGGCCGGTCGAGATCGGGTCGCCGCGGTGCACGCTGTGCCCGACCTTCACGTCCGGAAGCAGGTGCCCGGTGACGACGCGGTGCTCCTTGCCGGCGATGGTCACGATGTAGCCGATGGCCGGCTCGTGCGTGATCTTCTCGACCTCGCCGCTGACCTCAGCGAGCGTCGCGGAGTCGGGGAGCTTCTCCGGGAGGTCGAAGAGCTGCTTCACGCGCTGGAACGAGTCGACCGCCGACGCGCCAGAGCCCGAGGCGCCGCCGGTGTGGAAGGTGTTGTGATTCCGCAACATTCCACAGGTGAAGCCCTGCGAGGACGTCTTCACGTCCCACACGGGGGTGATCCACTTTGGCATGACCTGGACCTTGCGCACGGGGTCGAGGTCGTTGTCGATGAAGCGGTGCTTCGCGAAGAGCAGCGGACCCTTCAACTGCATGCGGATGGAGTGCTTCCACACGTCCCCGCTGAACTCCTTGAAGCGCAGCTCGGCGAAGAAGTTCGCGTGGCGACTCTCGACCTGAACGCGGTCGTCCGGGCGGCTGACGTAGCCGGAGCTGCACCGGATCTTGAGCTTCGCGCAGATGATCTCAAGCTGCTGCAGAGCCACGAAGCTGGACGTGTAGATCTTCGCGACGGTCACGCCGCTGGACACGAACACGGTGCCGTCTCCGTCGATCCAGCCTCCGAGCATCTGTGTCAGATCTGCATCCGGCCACCGATTGAACCCAGGGCGGAGGCGCTTGACGTAGCTCGTGCGCCCACGCACCACCTCGGCGAGTTCGCGTGCGAAGACTGGGTCGTACACCTCGACGCACTTCTCGTGGTCGGAGACCGTTCCGATGCCAGGCACCGCGAGGAGCGCGCGCTCGAGCTTGTCCTTCTGCGGCGCGTCGTGCTGTGAGAAGACGGAGGCGACGGCGACGTTCTCGTACCGGGGCGTGCCGTTCCCGTAACGGGTGCTGCCCTCGGCGAGGAAGAAGCCCACCACGTACGGGTGCAGCGGGCAGCGCTGGTCACCTGGCACCAGCGCTGCCGCGCGGTCTACGCGGAGGTGGTCCTCGCCCGGCACGAGGTCCCGGGCCGGCTTCACGCCCTCGCGGCCCGCCTTGTCGTACACCCAGAGCGGGTGGTTCCCCTGTACTGCGAGTGCGTGGCCGGAGCGCGTCTTGACGAAGACCATCTCGTCATCCGGCAGGTGCGTCTGCAGTGCGAGGGCGCGCACATCGTCGTCCCCGTCGGCGAGTAGAGCTCCGTGTACCTGCTTGGTGTGCACCTGGCCTTCCAGCGGTGCAGCGACCCCGTGCGCAGCGAAGTAGTCCTCCAGGGCCCACGCGGTGCCGTCGCTGTCCGTGATGACGCCATCACTGCACTTCATCGTGAGCTGGGTGATGGGCTCGCCGAGCGCGTGGCCCGCGATGACCCCGACGTTGGTGCCGATGGCGTGCAGGTGCCCGCGCTCGTTCCGTCCGTAGCAGTGCTGGCAGATGCCGGTCGGCATGCGGCAGTAGAGCGGGGAGCGCAGGACCACCTGCTCGACGCCGGCGTTCGCCAACTTCGTCGCGAGGACGGGCGTCAAGATCTGCCCGGCCTCGATGACCTCGCCGCCGGCCTTCACCTGCCGGGCGATGTAGCGGTCGATGGCGTCCGGGTCCTTGGGCGAGAGCTTCACGCCGTCGGTGGAGCCGCAGTCCTCGGCCGAGACGTGCATCCCCATCACGGTGTTGATGATGTCCTTGGTCACGGCACCGGGCTCACGGGTGCCCTGCACGCGGTCGAGCGTGCCCTTGCGCGCGCCGTGCATCGAGGCCCAGTACTCGGAGACCGAGAGGCCCTCGCCGTAGGACTTCGTGATGGGGACGGGGACGTCCTTCTTCGACGCGTCCTGGACGAGCATCGGGCCGAAGACGAGCTGGGAGAACTGCTCCCAGTTGCCGCGGGCCTTGGCGCGCGCCCACTCCCACACGCGGTTGTCGCCCGCGTTGTAGCGCTTCTTGCCGTGCTCCTCGAGCTCCTTCCGCGCCTCGGTCCAGAGCTTCACGATCTCGCGGTCGCGCCGCGGGCCGGTCATCGGCGTCGCGTGCAGCTGCGCCTCGCGCGCCCGGTACTTCTCCAAGACCTCGTTCCTGAACTGCTTTCCGTCGTGGAAGTCCTGGATCGAGAATGAGCTGCCGTTCAGGTAGGACAGCTTGTTGCCGAGATCCTTCCACGCGTCCACGACGTGCGGAAACGCCTGCTCGTGCTCCTTGCCGACGCGCGTGAGCAGGGTCTGCAGGTTGCCCTTGTCGAGCGAGAAGGCGGGGTCGTGGAGCAGGCGCTCGTCGTTCTGCATCGCCGGCGGCAGGTGCTGCGCCAGGGCGAGGCGTCCCGGGGTCGTCTTCTTGCCGTCGATGGTGACGACGTCGGTGGACTTGAGCTTCCCGTCCTCCATCATCTGGACCGCGCGCTCGCGCGTGAGGCTGGGCGCGTGGGCGACCTCCGCGCCCCACTTCGTGGCCTGGTAGATGCCGAGGAGGGAGTCCTGCCCGGGCACGGCCATCAGGCCGAAGTGGGTCGGCGAGAAGAGGTTCCGCGACGGCATCATGCTCTTCGCCTCGTCCACGGCCTCCTGTGAGACGGGGACGTAGAGTGCCATCGTGTCGCCGTCGAAGTCGGCGTTGAAGCCGCCGGTGACGAGCGGGTGGATCTTGATGGCCTTGCCCTCCACCAGCTTCGGCCGGAAGGCCATGATGGAGAACTTGTGGAGGGACGGGTCGCGCTTGAGCATGACCGGGCGCTGCTCGACGGCGCGCTCGAGCGCGCTCAGCACGTGCGGGTCGTCCTTCTTCGTGCGCACGAGGCGGTCCGCTGCCGCCGGCTCCACGCCCTCGCGGTGGAGTTCCTGGACGACGAACGGGCGGTACATCTCCATCGCGATGGGGATCGGGATGCCCACCTCGTCGAGGTGGAGTGTGGGCTCGGGGACGATCGTCGAGCGCCCAGAGAGGTCCTGGCGCCGCGAGAGGACGCCGTCCTGGATGTAGGAGTCCTTCGGCTGACCGGCACCGTTCGTCTTGCCGTCCAGCAGCTCCATGAGCCCCTGCAGGTGGCGCGGCTTGCCGGCGGTCTGGGTCATGCCCTTGAGCTTGAGCGCGCGGAGTGTGTCGTAGAGGTGGGCCCGCGCCTTCTGCACGTCGTCCGGCGGCGTGGAGCGGTCGGTGTCCTTGAGCGCGCCGTTGGCGTGCCCGACCGCGACGTAGAGGTTGTTCCTGTCATCGAGGACCTGCGTGCCGTCGAGACCGATCGAGACACGGCGCACGGACGGCGGGAGGACCGGCAGGTACTTGTTGGTGTACGCATCGAGTGGCGTGAACCCGTTCGTCTTGAGGGCCTCGAGGTAGCGGATGCGCTTCACCGTCGAGGCGAGCTCGTTCCGCGAGACGGTGCCCAGGCGCGCCTTCTCCTTCGCCAGCTCCTTGTCGACGTCGATCGCCTTGAGCTTGTCGATGATGGCGTGGAAGCCGGACTGGCCGTCGGGCATGCGCTTCTCGCCGACGAGGTCGCCGTACTGCTTCTTCGTGAGCCGGGTCAGCGACATGATCGCCGACTCGAAGAGCGGGTTCGGCATCCGCTCTGCGAGCTTCACGTGGCTCCAGAAGCTCCCGCGCATGCCGCCGGTGACCTTCGGGTCGAACAAGCCACCCGCCTCCTCCACGGTGCGCAGCCCGCGCGCGACGGTGACCTTCTCGGGCAGGGCGATCTCGCCGTTGGAGATGCCGGCGATGCCCCGCTTCGCGTCGCCGAGGAGGTGCGCGTCCGTCATCGGCATCAGGGTGTACTCGTCGCCCTTCTTCGTGGTGTTGATGCCCATGGCGCGCATGTAGTCGAGGAAGTTCTTCATCCCGCGCGTGGGCTCCGGCGGCGGGAGCGGGCGCCCCGTCATCACGGCGTCCCACACCGCATCCTGGTCCCCGTCGCTCTTGAAGGTGTACGCCTCGCGCAGGTTGTTGCGCGCGCCGTGCGCGAGCATCGCGTACGTCGTGAGCATGTCCATCTTCTGGCCACCGCCCGGGATGCCGGAGCCCGAGGGCGCGTCGCCGCTCGACGTGTAGCCGGTGAGCATCGAGCGCGCGGTCATCTTCTTGTCCACCTGGTGGTGGAGCTTGAACATGTACTGCTTGCCCGTGAGGATGTGCCCGATGGAGCGCTTGGTCTCGGGGTCGAAGAGCTCCTCGGTGTCGGTGAGCCCGTGCGCCTTCAGGTCCTTCTGGACCTTGTCGGAGTAGTCGACGCCGGGCACGAAGTTCTCAACGACGTAGGGCTGCCCGGTCTTCTCCGCGATCTTGGACGCGGCGGTCTCGAGCACCTGCCCGACGTTCATGCGGCTCGGCACGCCGGCGGGGTTGAGGAGGACGTCGACGTGCTTGCCGTCCCCGGTGTGCGGCATCTGGTGGTCGGGGACGATGCGGCTGACGATGCCCTTGTTCCCGTGCCGGCCAGTGAGCTTGTCGCCGACGACGAGGGGCTCCTCGGTCGCCACGTGCACGGTGATGTTCTTACGGTTCAGGCCCTCGGTGACGATGACCTTCACGACCTTGCCCGGGTACTCGTGGTCCCAGACCAGCGACGAGTCTCGGAACGGGCGGACGAGCGACTTGCCGATGCGGCTGAGGATGGCGTCCTCGGCGACGGCGTGCGCCGGGCTGAGCGAAGCTACGAGCACGTCGCCCTCGGTGACCTCGGACCCCTCCTTGATGATGCCGCGGCTGTCCAGCTTGCCGGTGCGCACCGTGGTGGTCCGCTCGGGCGTCGAGTAGTCGGCCCAGCGCCCCTTGTCGCCGGGGGACCCGCCGACCATGCCCGGGTAGATCGTCGTCTCCATCTGGTGCATGTGGCCGGAGGCCATCTTCTTGGCCGCGGACTCCGAGACGATGATGCCGTCCTCGAAGTTCAGGCCCTTCCAGGGGACGTACGCCACGCGAACATTCGAGCCCATCGCGAGCGTGCCGTTCTTGGTGAAGTTCGTGTCGGCGAGGAGCTGCCCCTTCTCCACCGCCTGACCCACGCGCACCACCGGCGTCGCGTGCAGCGCGTTCTTGCCCCCGTTCAGAGGGTAGTTGTTGTAGATCGGCACGCGGATGGGGCGCCCCTTGCCCGTGTCGATGTGCACGGCGCCCGGCTCGACCTGGGCCACGGTGCCTGCGACGGGGGCGAAGTGCGCGGCGAACGTGCCGAGCATCTTCTCGAAGGTCATCGGTCGGTCCGTCTTGACCTGCACCAGCGGCTCCTCGCGACGCACGAGCGCCACGGCCTGCTCCTGCTGCTTGGTGCCGGTCATCGCGCGGTTGCCGGAGTTGTTCTGGAGGAACGGGACGAGGTTCGCGCTGAACGAGAAGAGGGCCTTCGCGGACGGGAGGACGTAACGGACGCGGCCCCACGGACGCTTGGAGGTCTTCCGCTCCTCGTCGTAGCAGACGACCTCAGCAGAGACCGGGCTCGGCTTGCCGCCGAACCACTTCACCTGGTCCGGGTACGCCACGATCTCGTGCTCGAGGTCCGCCGGCGTCGCGGAGACCATGGCGTCCGCCTTGCGGTCGTAGACCTTGATCTTGAGCTCCTGCCCCGAGGAGTACTTGCTCTTCGACCCCGGCAGCGGGGGTGCGCGCTCGATGTCGACGCCGAGCGGCAGGTGCAGGGCGATGCCGGTGTCCTCGGACTCCGGGGTCTGGATGGGGTCCAGGAACCCGAGGTGCGTGGGGTTGATCCGCTTGTCGGGGTCGAGGTTGATCTTCTCGCTCGCGACGCCGCCGAAGTCCTTGCCGCGGATGGTGGTCCGCATGTGGCCGGACAGGAACTGCAGGGGGTTGGTCTGATCCGGCCGCTGCGCGCTCGAGAACTTGCCCAGCAGCACCTTGTTGTAGGTGTTGGGCGAGAGGATGTCGTCGATCTTCAGCTCGGGCTTGTCGATGCGGTCTGCGATCTTCTTGCGCAGGTCACCCTCGGCGTGCTGGATGGCCTCGACGAGGAAGTCCTCCGTCGTCGCGAGGTACTTCTCGGACAGCGCCTGGCGGTCGTCGGGGAGCTCGTGCGACTTCGGGTCCTCCTTGAGACGTCCCTTCTGGATGTCGAGCAGACGGCGCGACGACGCGAGCAGGTTCTCTCCGTCCACGTGCGTCGAAGGCTTGCCGAAGGCGGCCTTCATCGCCTCCGGGCGCACCTCCGTCTCGTGTGTGAAGTACTCCTTGATGCGGGCAGCCTTCTGGTCGGTCGAGCCGCCGGTGCTGTAGTCCGACATGCGCAGGGCCAGCGCCTTGAAGAGCTTGTCGACGTCGCGGTCGATCTTCGAGGACCGTCGGTTGGCCTCGTAGACCGTCGTGCCCCAGGCGTTCTCCATGCTCGCGTCGGAGACGCCGAGCGCGCGCAGCACGGGGTAGAGCGGGATGTGTGCGGTGCCCACGCGCATCGACATGTGCGTGGTCTTCGGCTCGTAGTCGATGTCGAACCCGCGCCCGCGGGCCAGGTTCCAGCGGCCCTGGAGGGCGCCGTTCGCTGCGATCCGGTGGTACGGCCGGGCCTTCGAGCGGAAGACGCTGTCGTGCTGCCGCTCCTGCCCCTCGACGATGTACGAGTACCGCTTCGTCAGCTTGGGGAGCCGTGCGATGGTGACGGTCTGCTCCTCGACCGCGTGCCCTGTCTCCTTGTCGACGAGGCGCAGGCGCGCGCGGATCGGTACGCCCCAGGTGCCACCCTCGGTGCGCGCCTTGAACTGCGCGTCGATGTTGTCGATGTGGTGCGCGTCCTCCGGGGTGGCGGCCTTCTCGTCGAAGACCACATCGACCAGCTCGAGCCTACGCTTCGCCCCCTCGAAAGGGAACTGCGCGCGGAGGGCCTCCGCCACGCGGCCCTTCGTGCTCTCGAAGATCTGCTCCGGGTTCAGGATCGGCATCGGAGAAGGGTACTCCTGGTCGTGCCATAAGGACTACGTGGACGAAAGTACCTCTACCACGGCACCGCGCCCTCGTCAGAGGGGTCGGCGGGAGAAGAGGAGCGAGACTGCACCCGAGCCCTACGCGACGTCGATCGCGGGGTTCGCGGGTCTGGTGGCCATGGGGGTCGCCGGACCGGACGAAGACGAGCACTACTACAGCCCGCCGGCGCGGCGGAGAGAGGAAAGGGGATGAGGACACTACTCTGGATGCTGGGATTCGCCTTCGTGGCGGGGGCGATGTCGTTCGCCGTGGACTTCGGTTCCTCGCTGCTGCGCCAGCGCAGGGCCAGAGCGCGGCGGTGAGGCGGCGGGTCTCCCCGCTGGCCGAGGCGCGGCTGCGCACGCAGCAGCGGGTACTCCGACCGCCTCCGCCGCTGGTGGTGGACCCGACTCTACCGAGCGAGGACGTGCCGCAGCCGGTCTACTGCCCAGTACGGCACCAGCACGAGAACGTGAAGATGTGTGGTCACGTCGACTGCGGCCGCTGCGAGTTGCTCGCGCGCGAGTTGCGCGACCGCACGCCCGACCACACCTGGGTGTGCTCGACGTGCACGGATGGACTGCGCGTCCTGCCCTACTGGAAGGACGGGGAGTGCGAGGCATGTGGCTACGAGAGCCCCGTGCTGACGCTGGCCATCCCCGCGTAGGCGGGGCGCCGCTCCTTTAGCGCGTAACGGTGCGCCCGGCGGGGCGCTGCGCCCCAGAGCGCGGGGTCGTCGGCGCCTTCATCGGGTCCATGGGGTTGACCTGCGAGCCCTGGTCGTTCATGAGCTGCTGCACCATCTGGTACATCTGGGGGTTCGCGGTCATCAACCCCTCCATCTCACGGTGCATGGCCTGCTGCCCCGCCTCCTCGCCGACGGTCTTCAGGTACGCGGCCGCGCGCTGCGCCACATAGCGGAGGTCGACACCGCCCTGCCCCGCGGCGAGGCTCGACTCCATGCCCGCCATCGCGGTGGGGCCCTTCGCGTCGTTCGGCGCGCCGGCGTTCTCGTCGTAGGCGGTCGCGCCGTCCGGGAGTCCAGGAGTCTGCTGCGCGGCGTCCTGCCCGCCCTCAGCGCCGGGGGGCTTTGCTCCGCCCTTCGCATCGCCGCCGGGCTGCTGCCCGCCTGCAGCCGCAGCGGGGTCGACGCCGGCCGCCGCCTGGTCCGCGGCGAGGTCCATCTGCACCTCGGCCTGCGCGCGCGCCATGATCTCCTGCGCCTTGGCCTGGTAGCGGGAGAGGCGGAGCTGCGAGGCTCCCTGAACATCGGCGCTGGACAGCTGCATCTCGCGCTGCGTGCTGAGCGTGCGCTTGAGCTCGGACCCCAGGCGCTCGACTTCGCGGTCCTGGTCGAGGCCGACGCTCTCCAGCAGCGTGCGGTCGGAGACCTTGTTCGCCTGGTTCATCTGGAACAGGAACATCGACTGCTGCAGGTCGTCGGCCATCCGGAACTTCTCGAACCGGAAGGGGATCTGCGGGTAGCCCATGTGGCCGGAGACGCGGCTGTAGATGAAGCGCATCAGGTTGAAGCGCTCGATGTTGTAGCCGAGGAACGTGTTCTCGAGGGCGCGCAGGGAGGTGTTCGACGAGGACCACTGCAGACCGCCGAAGACGAACTCGACCGGGATGCCAGCGCCCGCGAGCATCTGCTCGGCGTGGATGCGGAACTCCTGGTGGAGGATGAGCGCCTTCGCCTGGCCGCCGATCTGCTGGTAGCCAAGGTTGACGGGCAGGATCGGGATGTAGTTGTGGTCGCGCTTCCACAGCGACAACTCGGCGTCGACCTTCGCCTTCCAGTTCTGGAGGTTGTACGCGCCGAAGGGCCCGTCGTTGCCGCCCGTGGTCGGACCCGGGAAGAGGACGCGCAGGGGCACGACGTGCTCGAGGAGCAAGCTCTCCTGCGCCTTCTTCATCACCTGCAGGTAGAACGCGTCCTTGAGGAGCGGGTACAGCAGGGGCGAGCCCCAGCCCTGGTCCTTCTGGGCCAGGGTCGGTCGCTTCATGTGGAAGAAGTTGTCCGGGTGGAACAGCAGCGCCCGGCCCGCCCGCGCGGCCTCGAGGAACTGGAAGGGCAGCGACTCGATGGTGTCGGGGTCGCCCAGCTTCACGTCGTTCACGACGCTGCGCGGCAGCCGGTAGTAGTAGCGCGTGTTGCCCGTGATCTCGTTGTGCTTGATCTCGATGTTCTCGGGGTTCCACCGGATGATGCGCGCGCCGCGGATGTTGCGCGGGTAGACGTCGGCCTCCTGCGCCCACCCCTCGTGGCTGCACCGCGAGCACCGGAGCTGGAAGCGGCCGTTCTTCCACTTGTACAGACCGCGGCTCTTCGACGCGCGGTGCCGCTCCTTGCAGTTCATGCAGACGAGGTACTTCTCGAGCTGGAAGAACACGCTGCAGAACGCGTTTCCGTAGACGTTGTAGTCGAGGCCGACCTCCACCTGGAACTGCCGCAGGCGGAGGATGCTCTCCATCTGCTCGTGGAGTCGGAGCAGGTTCTCGTCGTCGGTCTCCCAGATGATGGGCGTGACCGGGTACTCGGCCATCTTCTGGCAGGCGACGTTCAGGACGGGCTGGGTGAGGAAGTAGTAGCGGCACCAGAGCATGAGCTGGTGCACGTTGTCCGGCAGGAACTGCTGGGCGACGTCGAAGAACGGGGACGGGTAGCGAACGCCGAACCCGCGGCTCGTCCAGTAGTTCGTCACCGGGCGCGGGCTGAGCCGCGATGTCTCGGCGTTGACGTTGAGGACCCCGATCGACATCAGACGACTCCACGGGCGGGCGGCGCAGCACCAGAACCGAGCATGCGGTCGACCGGCCGCGCGACCGTGCTGACGACCTTGTCCGCGGCGAGCCCGGCGGCGGTGCCGATCGCCGCCCCGCGCAGGAGGCCGCCGCCCATCGTGTAGCCCGCCAACCCCGCGCCGATGTGGGACGCTGCGAGTCCGACGCGTTCGGCCGCACCGATGTGCCGGCCGGTCCTGGGGTCGGTATTCGACGAGAGGGTCACGGCGGCGTCGACCGCGGTCGGGACGCCGAAGAGGAGCTTGTCACGCAGGCGCGCCTTGCTGATGGCGTCGGCGCCCTCACGCCAGGCCGAGGGCCGGAACGTGTTGACGGTCGCGTGTGCGGCGTCGCCCCCGAACCGCAGCATCGCGTCGCCCGCGCGGGCGGAACGCTGCGCAATCGTCGAGGTCAGCGATGCCTCCTTCGCGATCTCGTCGAAGCAGGCGCGGTAGGCGGCGGCGTTCATGCGGCCCGACTCCACTCCTGCTCCACTGGGTAGCGCGCGTACCGCCCGGCGGCGAGCAGGCGCGCCACGCAGATGTCGACCGGGCTCTCCTGGAGCGTGCGGTCTGGGTGCACGGCGATCTCGGCGAGGCGCTTCGCCACCGGCCCGGTGGGGTTCTTCTCGTAGATCTCCGTGTGCTTCCCCCAGCCGCGGGCGAGGACCTCGGGGTCCGGACGCCACGCACCGAGCCGCGACGTGTCGAAGCGGTGCACGCAGACGTCGCAGAGCCCGTCGTCGAAGAGGACCTCGGAGTCGTTCCCGCAGTCCCTGCAGCGGTAGCGGACGCCTGCGGCGTACTTCCGGGCGAAGTCGAGCGGACGCGGCAGGTACCAGACGCTCTGCGCGAGAGCCTGTGCCGCGACGTAGCGGGCGACCTCCTCGGAGAACGCGGGGATCCTGACCAGGTGACCGAGGTCGTGACGGACCTGCTCGGCGGCGTAGACCGCGAGCATCATCTGCCCGATGGTCAGCAGGCGGTGGTTGCGGAAGTCGGCGACATCGCCGTTCAGTGCCTGGGTGAGGAAGTGGAAGTGCTCCCAGTCCGTCCAGAAGGTGTCCTGCAGCGCCACGGCGCCGAGGGCACACACGCGGTGCAGCGCCCACTCAGGCACGATCTCGCCACCGCCATCTCCATCCTTCGTCTCCGCGCGTGCCGCGCCGGCGGACGCGGCACGAAGCTCGCGGTCGAGCGTCTGCTTCACCACGGAGTACGGCCAGCCCAGCCAGTCGACGCCGTAGCGGTTGACCATGCCGCGGAGGACCTCGAGGGGCGGGGTCGTCCGCTCCACGATGGTCTTCCACAGCATGATGTCGCTGTCGGTGGCGGCCACCGTACTACTCCTCGCGCGCGAGGCGGGACAGCAGGACCTTCTCGTAGTCCGGCATCGCCTTGAAGGTGCCCACCGGGTCCTTCTCGAACTTCTCCCAGAGCGCGTCGGTGAAGGTGCTGGTGAAGTAGGTGCGCGCGGCCTCGCGTGCGCGGAACATCACGAGGTCGTGCTCGGTGACGTGATCGCCGCCCTGGGTCCACATGAACGCGGCCTCCTTCGCCCGCTCGTAGACACAGCGCACGGGGTCGGGGATCGTCTCGCCGTAGCGGTCGCCCCCGGCCCAGCGGAGGTGTGCCGCCTCGTCGAGGGCGTACAGGGCCGCGACGACGTTGTCGGGCGGGAAGAGGGACGCGACCTTGGCGAGGTTCTCGTACTCGGAGCGGATCTCCGGCTCCGTCGTGAGCTCGACGCGCGCGCGCATCCTGGACGCGAACTTCTCGCTCAGGCCGTCGCCCGCGTACTGGTAGCAGCGGGCCGGCACCGTGATCGGGGTCGTGGAGGCGATCTTGAGCATCTCGACGGACGCACGGCGCCGGTCCTGCGGCGACATCTCGGCCCAGTCCTGCTGCAGGGACGCGACCTTGTCCCACGCGCTCGGCGTCCGCGGCGCGCTCGCCTGCTTCGGCGGGTGGAAGTAGACGCGCCGCTCGTCGATGACGTCCTTCTCCGCCCCCGCCGGCAACGCGGCGGCGGCCATCTTCTCGATCTCCGCGGGCACCGCGAGACCCCAGTCCTGCGCGAGCCGCGCGAGGTTCGCCGCCGCCACCTTCGTCGCCGCCGGGTTCAGCACCGACTGGGCCCGCTCGAGGTAGAACATCGAGACGAGCGTGGCGCCGGGGTCGTGGCAGGCGTACTTCCGGTGGCTCGACCCATCGTCGTCCACCAGGATGAGGGCGTAGTCGCGGTCCTTGGCCTTGCCCGGCTCGAGCCAGGAGGCGGTCTTCACCGTGTCGGAGAGGCTGTCAGCCCCCACTTCGTCGATGAAGGCCTTGAAGGAAGCTCCGAGATCGTCGGCCATGTCGATGATGCGCATGCGGTTCTCTCGTCCAGGGCAGGAGATGGCGGAGTAGACCCTAACATACTCCGGCATAAGGCCCGTGACCGCACCCAGGAGGTAGCTGGTGGCCTATGAAGAACGCGCCGATGGCGCGCTGCGGAAGCCGAAGTGCTTCGGAGATCCCGAAGAGCACTCTCCGCGAGATCGGACGTGCCAGGACTGTCGATTCTTCCAGACCTGCGCCGTGATCGTGAAGAACAAGCGGAGGGACGACGAGAGGGGAGACGACCGCCGGCGCGACGACCGGCGCGACGACCGGCGTGAACCGAGGAGAGACGACCGGCGCGGGTTGCGCGCGCCGGACCCGGAGGACTACATCGAGAGAGACGACGCCGCCGTCGGGTTCTTCGGCGCCCTGATGTTCAACGGCGCCATGAGCGCCGTCCGCGCAGGCCTCGTCGAGGCCGTGTTCGCGACGGACCAGATCCCGCGGTTCCAGTACCCAGACCCCTTCATCGACGCGTTCGTGAAGAAGAAGCCAGAGGGCGACAAGTGAAGCTGCGGCTGCCGAAGCTCGACCCCGACACCGCCTACATCGGAGCGTCGCTCTTCCTGCCTCGGGCCCTCGTCGTCGAGGCCCCGATCCGCACCGCCCTGACGTTCGGCGTCGAGGCCGGGGAAGAACCACGAGAGATGGTCCGTCCGCACCCCGCGCACATCGAAGTGCCGCGCAACTACCTCACTCGCGACGGCCTCCGGCGCCTGGGCATCGAGCGTGTCGTGGACCTGCGACCGCGCTCGTACCCGGCGTCGTCGCTTCGGCCGCGCGCGGAGTTCGCCTTCCGGGAGCACCAGCTTCCCGCCTGGCGCGCTCTTGTAGCTGCGGCAGGCGCCGGGAGGGACGGCGTGCTCCGCCTCGACACGGGGCGCGGCAAGACGGTGATGGGGCTGCGGTACGCCTGCGAGGTCGGCGGACCGCTGCTGGTCGTGTCCGCGCAGGAGGCGCACCTGAAGAGCTGGGAGCGCGAGCTCCGGCAGTGGTTCCACCTCGACGGCGACGTCGGCTGGATCGCCGGCCCGCGGATGGAGTACCGGCGGGAGGTCGTGTTCTCGACCATCCAGACCCTGGTGAAGCGCTTCGAGGCGGGGGACCTGCCCCTCGACTTCCACATGCGCTTCGCGCTCACCATCTACGACGAGGTGCACCACCAGGCGGCGGAGTGGTTCGCGCGCGGGTCGGACCTGACGTCGGGGCGCCGTCTCGGACTCACGGCCACGCTCAAGCGGCGCGACCGGTGCGAGGGCGTGGTGCTCTACCAGATCGGGCCTGTCCTCTACGACGACCCGTCTGAGGACGCGCTGGTACCGACGGTGCAGCTGCACGAGACCGGGACCGAGCTGGACGACGACGACCCGCGCATCCTCGACGTGAACGGCCAGCCGAACATGGCGAAGCTGCGCACGACGCTGGGCACCCTGCCCAGGCGCAACCGCAAGATCATGGACGTAGTCGGCATGAGGTTGGGGCAGGGCCGCAAGGTCTACCTGGTCAGCCACTCGAAGGACCACGTGCACGAGCTCGCTCGTTGCGCGGAGGACCGGGGGTGGGCGCGCGGGGTCATCACCGGCGACGAGAAGAACGCGGACGAGCGCCTGCGCCAGCTCAATAGCCACGACCTCGTCATCGCGACGCTGGCCGTGGGCAAGGAGAACTACAACCGGCCGGACCTGAGCTGCCTGGTCCTGGCGACGCCGATGGCGGTGGACGAGTACGCCCCCACGGAGTTCGTGCAGGTTACGGGTCGGACGACTCGGCCGCTACCCGGCAAGCCGGACCCGGTGGTGGACCTGCTGGTCGACCGCGGCGTGGGCCCGAGCTTCGGGATGCTGCAGACCGCATTGAAATGGTGTCGCGCCCAGGGATGGGCGATCCGAGGTGACGAATGGAACGCAAGCAAGAAGGCCCAAACAGCTCGGACGTGGCGGGTGTCGCCGGGCTCGTCGGGGTCCGGTCGGGGCAGTACTACTACGCCGGGAAGATCGACTGGGAAGCGATGACCGTCGGGCAGAACGACCTGGCCGGTGCCACGTGGAGACAGGAGCTCCTCTCGCACACCGGTGGCTACGTCGCGCTCAAGGAGGCGTGGGAGCTCTCGGTCCGCTTCCAGAAGCGGGACGACGGCATCGCGATGATCATGGACCCCCTGCCGGTCCCGCCGTTCGGCATGGGCGGATCGCGCATCGTCGTGCGCGCGGACATGCTCGCCGACCTCTCGGGCGAGAAGGGGCTCGTGCAGTACCACCGGCAGATGACGGGGCGGAGCAGCCTCGTCCTCCCGAACTCGGTCATTCGGTAGCCGTGGGAGCCTACGGCAGGAGGGCCCTGGTCGAGCTCTTCGAGGAGTACGAGGACTGCGACCGCTGCCCGGTGCTGTGCTCGTCCAGGCGCCAGATCGTCTTCGGGTCCGGCAGCTCGAGCGCGCCGATCGTGGTGGTCGGAGAAGCACCCGGCAACAAGGAGGACGAGGACGGCGTGACCTTCGTCGGCGACGGCGGACAGCTCCTCATGGACATGTTCGCGAAGGCGTGGCCGGACGACGACGTGATGGTGGACCTACGGAGGATCGACGAGGACTCCACGTACTTCGAGAAGCTGCGCGAGTACCTCGACAAGTTCGTCTTCTGGACCAACGCGGCGCTCTGCCACCCGCCGGACAACCGCGACCCGACGTCGCAGGAGCTCAAGAACTGCCGCTCGCGCCTCGCGCGCGCCATCTACGCGGTGGACCCCCTGCTCATCATCGCCGCCGGCAAGGTCCCGGCGAGCGTGCTGCTGGGCAAGGCCGTGCAGATCACGGAGAAGCACGGCACCATCTTCGACATCACCATCGCCAGCCCGGTCACCGGCGACCCCGTCCGGTACCCGATGCTCGCGACGCTGCACCCTGCCTTCCTCCTGCGCGAAGGCGACCAGAAGCTGGTCAAGCGCAAGAAGGGCAAGACGTACGAGACCATCCAGGACCTGCGACACGGACTGGCGCTGCTCGAGCAGCTCCATGTCGAGTCGTACGGTCGTTCCTTCCTCGAGAGGTAGTCCATGGCCGAAGAACTCGACCCCAAGATCGTGCGGCGCGACGCGGAGCGCGTCGTCCTCGGCATCGAGAGCTGCAAGAAGACCATCACCACCATCCGCGCCGGTCTCCGGCAGGAGATGCCGGAGGTGATGCAGGAGCTGGAGGACGCCGAGGCGTCGCTCCCGAAGCTCCAGGAGGAGGCGAAGGTCACCCTCCGGCGCCTGGGCGCCGGCCTGCACGAGATCTCCGGGCACAGCGTCTCCGTGGGCACCGCCCCGGTGAAGGTGGAGTGCGACACGGAGGGCCTCGTGGAGCGCGCGCTCGACCGCGGCGACATCCAGGAACTCCTCGACGCCGGCGTGCTCAAGTACGAGGTGGTCCCGCACCAGATCGGGCGTCTCGGCGGCAAGCTCAAGGCCGTCTACGAGACGTACCTGAAGGAGAAGAAGGGCACGTCGGCGGTGACGCTGCCGGCCGAGCTGAAGTAGGCCGACGGTGCTCCCGCTCGGCGAGGTTCACTGGAAGGTGGTCGTCGCCGGCGAGCAGCCGTTGCTCTACGACGCCCACATCACCCACAAGGACATCCGCATGGCACGCGACGAACTCGAACAGCTGGTGGGCGACGGCAACGCGCGCGTCACCGTCTCCCTCGGGCTGAAGGACTCGGACTACGGCAACGGCTTCGAGGCGTTCTGCTCGGTCAGCCTCGCCTGCAACCAGGACCGCGAGTCCGTGGTGGCGGCGCAGGCACTCGCGCAGGAGCTGGCCCACGACCAGATGGAGGGCGCGTTCGAGGAGGCGCACGACCTCTACAAGTTGACGGGCCCCCACCCCGTCGCCACGAAGCGGGGGAAGTGACATGGCGCGCGTCTCCATCCGGCCGTCGGCCGTCGCTACGCACCCGACTGAGCCCAGTCTGCTGCTCATCACCTACGACGTGGTGGCGGTGGGGGAGGGCGGAGCCGAGGTGCGTCTCGCCACCGGCCAGGAGGCGCCGCTGCATGTCGAGCCGGCGATGCGGGAGGAGTTCGACGGCCTCTTCGGGCGCCTCGGCGCGCGCATGGAGGTCGCCGTCGGCCTCGCAGACGGCGAGGCCACCCCTGAAACCAAGGACGACGGCGAGACAGAAGCCGATGACGACAGGGAGCTGTAGATGGCGAACGTAGAACTCGAACTCCTGTCGAACATCATCAGGGACGGCGACCTCAGCATGGTCCGCCGGATGGGCTTCAACGCCGCGCTCATGCAGACGGAGGAGGGGCGTGAGCTCTTCCGCTTCCTCATGGACGCGTTCACGGACCCCCAGAAGCCCGGCAGCGTGCCCAGCATCGAGCGTGTGCGCCGCAAGTTCCCCGAGTTCGACTACTGCCCGACGCGAGACACGATCGAGGCGTTGGCGAAGGAGGTCGTCGACAACAACATCAAGGCGGGGATCCGCGAGACGATCGAGGAGGTGGAGGGCCTCCTCGAGGAGGGCGAGGACCCGCAGCAGGTGCTCGGCGCGTTCCTCCCGCAGCTGCGCGAGCTCTCCCTCCAGGGCAAGAACGGGCGCCACCTGCTGCTCTCCGGCGCCGGGAAGATGCTGCGTGAGGACTACGAGCAGATGCAGCGGGCCGGCGGCATCACGGGGATTCCGTTCCCGTGGGCCCCGCTCAACCAGGCGACGGCCGGGATGCAGCCCGAGGACTTCATCATCATCTACGGCCGCCCGAAGAACATGAAGACCTGGGTGGCGTGCGCCATCGCCGCCTACGCCTACAACCTCGGCTACCGCGTCCTGGTCTACTCGAAGGAGATGTCCTCGAAGATCATGGCGCGCCGGATCGCGTCCATCGTCTGCCGGGTCGACTACGAACAGCTGAAGACGGGCACGCTGTCGCAGGAGGAAGAGGACGACGTCTTCGACCTCCTCGAGAACCTGGGCAACATCGAGAAGGCCAACCAGCGCGATGGGCGCCGGGCCGCGCTGTCGTTCATCAGCGACCGCGACATGCACCACGGCTCGAAGGGGGTGACGGTCGACACGCTCTCGGCGGAGGCCGAGCGCTTCGAGGCCGACCTCATCATCGTGGACGGGTTCTACCTGATGCGCGACGGGCGCACGAACCAGCGCAGCCGAGAGTGGAAGCAGATCTCGAACATCAGCTCCGACCTGAAGGACATGGCGCAGCGTCTCCGCTGCACGGTCGTGGGCACCACGCAGGCGAACCGCGGCGCGGCGAAGACGATGGGCGAGGACCAGGGAGAGGTGGCCTACGCGGACGCCATCGACCAGGACTGCGACCTGATGATGCGGGTGTTCAAGTCCAAGAACCTCGCCACCGGCAAGCCGAAGCTCATGCTCACCTTCCCCGGTACGCGCGACTCGGTGATGCACCCCTTCGTCGTCAACGCGTGGCCCGGCAAGGACTTCACCCTCCTCCAGGACAAGGTCGACGTCGAGGCGTTCCTCAAGGACAAGCGGAGCTCGGACGAAGAGGAGGAGGGGAAGGGCGGCGCCGGCAAGGAGAGTGGTGGGGGAGGCGGTGAGCGCTTCTCGCACGGACGGCAGCGGCAGAGGGCGTCCACCCGCATCCGGGAGTGAGCATGGCGGACAAGCCGACAGGCCCGGTCCTCGCGGCCGCAGGCGCGCTGATCCCAGGGCTCCGCCCGGGGAGCGCGTCGAACTGGATTGGGTTCTGCCCCATCCACGGAGAGGTGCCCGGTCGGTCGACCCCCTCGTTCAGCTTCAACGAGGCCACCGGGCAGTGGAACTGCTTCGCTGGGTGCGGCGGCGGCGGCATCCCACAGCTGCTGCGGAAGCTCCACAAGTCGAACGAGTACATCGACCGCGTGATGGAGCGACTGCGGCCGCACCTGAAGCCCGTCCGCATGAAGAAGGAGTCGGCGGCGTCCGGCGGCCTCTTCACGACGTCGTACCCTCTGCCGGAGCGGATCCTCGGCCTGTTCGAGTACGCGCCGATGGAGCTGCTCCAGCTCGGGTACGACGAGAACGTGCTCTTCGACAACGACGTGGGCTTCGACATCGAGCGCGGGCGCGTCACGTACGCTCTGCGCGACCTCAGCGGGCAACTCGCCGGCATCGTCGGCAAGCCCGTCGACCCTGGAGCAGGAGGCAAGTACCGCGTCTACGAGCAGGAGATCGTGGACATGGGGTTCCGCGGGTACCACTTCCAGAACCGCAGGTTCCTGTGGGGCTGGGAGAAGGTGTACCCGGTCGTCTACAACTCCTCGAACCCAGACCCCGTCTGTGTCACCGAGGGGTACAAGGCCAGGCTCTGGCTGATCCAGCACGGTTTCCCCCTCACGGTCGCCCTCATGGGCACAGGCCTGAGCGAGACCCAACGGATGTTCCTCGAGCGGCTCGGGACCAAGATCATCCTGTGTCTCGACAACGACCCAGCGGGCCGCACAGGAACCTCGAAAGCCAGTTATAAGCTGCGCGGACTCGACGTAGCCGTGATGCGCTACCCGTTTCCGGAGGCCCCGAAACTACAACCCGACGACCTCGCGCAAGAGGAGCTTGCGGAGGCCATTCATAGTCCCTTCACCGTACGACAATGGAGACGTTTCTACCATGAGCACTCAGACCCGTAAGGCTGCCGGCCTCCGCCGCAGCGTGCTCGACAGCAAGTCTCGCCGTCGGTCCGGAAAGGGTGGCTGGCGCGGTTCCTGGAAGGACCGGCTGGACATCCCCAAGGCCGAGACGACCGACATCCTCCTCACCCGCGGGGAGTACCCGAACCCCGAGGACAAGGACGAGAAGACCGGCGAGCTCGGGCTCGCGCATTTCCACACGTGCAAGCAGCACGGCTTCAAGCTCAAGAAGAGCGGGCCTGGCAGCTACCTCACCGCGCGGTGCAACATCGACGCGGGCCAGGAGGACTGCCTGAGCTGCATGCGCGCCGCCGAGGGCGACCGGCGCATCACGACGAAGGACGTGTTCTCCTTCAACTGCCTCCACCTCGCGGTGCACGAGAAGGTGGACCTGGTGCGCGACGGCAAGGTCGTGCGCTACGAGGACGGCGACAACCGCGGCAAGCCCATCCAGGTGTGGGAGGAGGTCGACAAGCCCCGCCGGAAGAAGGACATCGTGGACGACATCGACCGCCTCTTCGAGGAGGGCACCGCGGCGCTCTTCAAGAAGAAGTACATCGAGGTCGGCGCCGGCCACCGGGACGAGATCTCCCAGATCGACGAGATGGCCTCGCACTTCTGCAAGTGCGGCGGCGACCTCACCCCGATCCTCTTCGTCTGCGAGGAGTGCGACGAGGTGCTCATGGACGTCGAGAAGGACGACCTGTCCCCGAAGGAGGTCGCGGCGTTCGCGGCCGGGCGCGAGAAGTGCCCGAACAAGAGCTGCGGGCACGTCGGCCTGCCGGTCCCGCAGACGGTGTGCAGCCGGTGCAAGGACCCCGCGCCGCTCACGGCCTTCGACGTGGTCGCGACCATCAAGAAGGAGGGCGAGGGCGCGAGCTCGCACATCGTCATCAAGAAGATCACCCCGCTGGACCGCTACCAGCTCCCCAACAGCGCCTCGCTCATCAAGTGGCACAAGGACAAGAAGGGCGAGTACGAGCCGGACTTCGACGAGGACGACAACTTCGTCTTCACCGAGGACTACGACGTGCAGAAGACCGTCGAGGGGCAGTGGGACTTCGAGAAGGTCCACGAGCCGCGCGACCACGGCTTCATCGCGGGCAAGCTCGGCTGCGACAACCCCTTCCGGAGCACCGGCTCCGACAAGTACAAGGGCTACGGCGGCCGGAGCGGGAGCGGCGGCGGGAGCCGCGGGCGCATCGAGGACGAGCCTCCGGCGCGCGGGCGCGGGCGCGGCGGGAGCCGCGACGAAGAGGACGACGACCGCGGCCGCGGCAACGACGACGACGAGGACGAGGAGAACGACCGCGACGCCGATCGCGGACGCGGGCGCAGCTCCCGCGACGAGGACGAGGCGCCCCGCGGGCGCCGTCGCGTGGGCTCCCGGTAGGGGCCTGCGCTCCACGGGGGCGGCGCGAGCCGCCCCCGTGGGCCACCCCCACCCGAACGCACAGGAGCCTTAGTGCGCAACTTCACGATCGTCAGAACCCCCGTGCCTGTCTACGTCTCGACCGAGAGCCAGGCCGAGAAGTGGAAGCTCTTCTTCGAGTCCGAGGCCCGCCGCGGTGGCCTGGGCGCCGACACCGAGACCACCGGCCTCAACATCATCCGCGACCGGGTGAAGTTCTTCTCCCTCGCGGTCAAGGACGCGCGCATCTGCGCGCCCGTCCGCCTGCTCCCTGTCTTCCAGCCCCTGCTCGAGGACGAAGACATCGAGAAGCGGATGACGAACGAGAAGTTCGACATCCACATGCTCTACAACGCCGGCGTGTACGTGCAGGGCCACGTCGTCGACACCGCCGACATGGACTTCGTGATCGACGAGAACCGTCAGGGCAGCCATGGCCTGAAGGAGTGCTCGCTCGACTACCTCGGTCTGCGCATGACCCCGTTCAAGGAGGTGTTCGGCAACGCCGGCTCCGTGGACAGCGAGGTCGAGATGCTCGTCGAGATCCACAACATGCTGGAGCTGCACGACGACGAGGGCGAGGTGGAGAAGGCCGCCGAGTGGGCCACCGACATCCTCCTCCGGCTCGACCGCGTGAGCGGGCCCCCGGACGTGATGAAGGCGATCCGGCGCCTGTCCCTGTCCCTGAAGGCGGACCAGTGCACGCTCACCGCGCGCCAGGTGGTCACCATCGCCGAGGACTTCGAGGTCATCCCCCAGGCCCCAGGCACGAACCGCTACATCTCCGAGTTCTTCGGCCTGCTCGGGCGCGCCACCGAGGTGCCAGTGAAGGAGCGCAAGGCGCTCGTCTCGGCGACGGAGGACGAACGTCTCCTGCGCGAGGTCACCGAGACGGTCTACCGGGCCCTGCTCACGAAGACGGGGCTGCCGGAGAAGCCGGTGGAGTTCCTCCGCGAGTCGGTCGCGGACTACGCGAGCCTCGACGCGTGGGGTTCGCACCAGCTCACCGACGTGATGCGCCGCCTGCTCGCCGGGCGCGTCGTCGAGCGCGCGGACGGGACGAAGATCTACCCGTTCCCCGACGGCATGCAGATGCTCACGGAGGGCGTGCTGGAGGGGGACGAGCGTCCCGAGACGATGCTCTGGCACTACGAGAACACGCGCGTGCCCTTCGTACGGACGCTGTGGAACATGGAGCGCCGCGGCTTCAAGATCAACGTCGACGCGACCGTCGGGTACGCGAGGGACATGCAGGTCGAGATCGACAAGGTCGATCGCGCGATCGTCCGCGTCACGCGCGACCCGGACTTCAACCCGAACAGCACGCCCCAGCTGCTCGAGACCTTCTTCACGGAGAAGGGCAGCGGGAAGTGGGTGGACCCGTTCGGCGACGAGCCGAAGAAGTGGACGAAGGGTGGGCAGTCGGGCGTGAAGATGCCGAGCACGAACAAGGAGGTGCTCGAGGAGTTCGCGGGCAAGGTCACGCTGGCGGGCATCGACGACGAGGCCAAGAGCCTGGCGGAGCTGGCGGACCACATCCTCACCTACCGCAAGCTGCGGAAGCTGAAGACCGACTACATGGAGGGCCTCCCGGAGTGGGTGGACCGCCGCCAGCGCATCCACACCTCGCTGAAGTCCACCGGCGCGCGCACCTGGCGACTCGCCTCTGCGGACCCCAACCTCCAGAACATCCCCGTGCGCGACGAGACCTGGGGCAAGCGCATCCGCCGCCTGTTCATCCCCGGGTTCTACGGCGACTGTGACCCGCGGTGGTGTCTGGAGGAGCTCCGCGGCGTGCCGGTCCCGCGCCTGCCGGACGACTTCCCGATGACCCTCATCGTGGCCGACTACAAGCAGCTGGAGATGTGCATTCTCGCGCACTTCAGCCGCGATGAGGCGATGATCGAGGCCATCAAGCAGAAGCAGGACCTGCACTGCAAGACCGTGTCCCTCGCCTCGGCGCTGGGTGCGGCGGGGCTGCCGCGCGGCATCACCTACGAGATGGCGAAGGCCGCGAAGGACGCGGAGGGGAAGGCGCACGCCGGCGGGTACGTGCTGACCCACGACGAGGAGATGCTGGTCGGGGCGCGCAGCAAGCTCAAGAGCACGGGCTTCGGCATCGTCTACGGCATCGGCGGAGTGAAGCTGGGCATGCAGCTGAAGCTGCCCATCTACAAGAAGGCCAACCGCAAGACGGGGAAGCTGCGCGACGTGTGCCCCGAGGCCGACGCGCTCATCGACAGCTACCTGTACGACATCTTCCCGGGTGTCGGGAACTTCATGGCGGTGACGAAGGAGGAGTGCGCCGAGGACCTCGTCGTGTACACGGTGGCCGGACACCCGCGCCGGCTGCCGGACATCATCTCGAACGACCGCGGCAAGGCCTCGCAGGCGGAGCGCCAGGCGGTGAACAGCCGCATCCAGGGGTCGGCCGCCGACATCTGCAACCGCGCGATGCTCCGCGTCGAGCGCGACGAGGAGCTCCGGCGCCTCGGCGTGCGGATGCTCATGCAGATCCACGACGAGCTGATCTTCGAGTGCCCGAACGCGCCGGAGTACGTGGAGCCGGCCAAGAAGCGCATCAAGGAGCTGATGGAGAACCCGTTCCCGATGCGCGTCCCCATCCTCATCGACATGAGCGTCGCCCAGACCTGGGGCGACGGAAAGTAGTAAGTAGGCTACTTGCGGCTGGGGAGAATGTCCGATAGAGGAGGTAGCATGCTGTTCCATGATTCACTGCTGGAGCGCGGCGTGTTCCTCCGTCGGGCAGTCTCCCCAAACCCTGCTCGGTGTGAGCACGGCGTGGTGTCCGTGGCGGTGCTCACACGCGCAGGAGGCGAGCGCTGCCACTTCCTCGTCGATGAAGAGGACTACGAAGACTACGTCCGCCCGTTCCGCTGGCAGGTGGGCACCTACGAGTCGAACCGTGTGTACACGTCCGCGTGGATTCCAACGGGGTCCGGCAACAGCACGGTTCTCCTCGCGCGATGGCTGATGAACCCACCATGCGACGTAGAGGTGGACCACGAGGACCTCGACCCACTCAACAACCGCCGCGGCAACTTGCGCCTCGCCACGCGGAAGAAGAACCAGGAGCACTTGGGTGAGTTCACTCGCGGCAGGAGCGTTCATCGTGGAGTGCATTTCGACAAGTTCACCGGACGATGGCGCGCCGAGGTCACCCACAACTACAAGGCGTACAAGAGCCCACGCTTCGACTCCGAGGAGGAGGCAGCAACGTGGGCCACCGGCAAGCGGGCCGAGCTCGGCTTCGCAACATGAGGAGAAATGCCCACATACAACTTCGAGAAGGTCTCGCTCCCGGGGACGCGCACGATCGTCGTAGGCGGTAAGAAGAAGCGTCAGTCCAAGACGTTCTGGCAGACACTCAACCCGTTCAATCTCGCGCCCGACGGCATGCCGAAGACGCGTTCCGAGATCATGGCCGAACTGGTGACCGAGCGCAAGAAGTGGATGGAGGAAGGGAGCTGATGTCCTACGAGTGCAAGATCCTGGCGGACTCCGCCGCTCCGGACGGAGTCCGCCTCACCACGATGCAGGTGACCTTCCCGCGCATCGTGCTGGCAGAGTTCAACACCCACCGCGTGTTCTCGCGGAA